AGACCATCACGTCTCCGTTCATCCCGCCCGCAGAGATCGAGCGTGCGCGGCGCACGATGAACGAAAAGGAGTTCCGGCAGGAGTTTGAAGCTTCCTTCGAGACGATGTCGAACCGCGTCTACCACGCCTTCGACCGCAACGTGCATGTGGGCCGGGTCAAAATGGACCCGCGCTACGACATTATGGTTGGGATGGACTTCAACGTGGACCCGATGTCCGCGATCTTCTTTCAGATCCGAGACGGCTCGGTGCGCGTTTTCGGCGAGCGCATTCTCAGCAACTCTTCGACGCAAGAGATGTCCGGGGAGCTTGATCGTCTGTTCTGGCGCCAGAAGCACCGCGTGATCATCTACCCTGACCCTGCCGGCACGCAGCGATCCTCGGCCGCCTCCAGCGGTGAGAGTGACTTTGCCATGCTCAAGCAGATGGGTTTCAAGCGTCTCAAGTATCGCCGCAAGCACCCGCGCATCCGTGACCGTATCAACGCGGTCAATCGCATGCTCATGGCAGGTGACGGCACGTCTCGGGTTCTGATCGACCACACCTGCAAGAGTTTGATCGAGAGCTTTGAGCAGACGCAGTTCAAGCCGGGATCATCCGAAGTCGACAAGCGCCCCGGTATCGAACACGCGACGGACGCTTTCGGCTATCCCATCGAGATCGAGTTCCCGGTACGCGACATTCATATCCTGGGGGTTTCCTTCTGAGCTTTGAAATCAGTCAGCACTGAGTTACAATGCCCAGGCCAAAGAGGTTCATCATGCCAAAAGACACGTCCACAGATACAGTCGACCCCTCCTTCTTCGAGCGGCGCCACCCCGATTACTCGGGGAAGTTGGCGCATTGGAACTTCCTGGAGGCAACCTACTACGGTGGGCGGGATTGGTTCAAAAAGAACGTCCACAAGTATTTCCGCGAAGGGTCGGGGGAGTACAGCGATCGGATCGAGCGGGCTTATCGCTTCAACCATACGCGCGAGATCGTCGATCTGGTGACGAAGTATGTCTACAAGGGCGACATCATTCGGAAGTCTGATGCGCCCAAGTTCATTGATGACTTCTGGAAGAAGACGACCAAAGGCGGCCGGGACATCGACGCTTTCATGCGGCAGGTCTCGCAGATGACCTCTGTTTTCGGTCAGCCCTATATCGTCATGGACAGCACCATCACGCTCAAAGAGGGCGAGAAGCTGAGCCAAGCAGAGGTCGAACGCCGGGGCGGTCGGGTCTATGCCTATCTGGTCAAACCCCAAGATGCGCTCGACATGTCCTTTGATGCACATGGCGAGCTGAACTGGATCATCTTTAGCGAAGTCAGCCGCCAGGACACGGACTTCTTTTCCGCGCAAAAGACCGTCACCCGCTATCGTCTCTGGACCCGCAAGAGCTGGTATCTGTTTGAGATTGAGCAGGGTGAAGCGAAGACAGATGGCAAGCCCGCGATCAAGGTCGTCACGCCCGATGTAACGCCCATGGTCACCCCCTCGGGCGCGGCCAATGTCAACAAGAACACGAGCAAGCTCAAGGTTGTGTTGAAGGGCAGGGGTGATCACAATCTCGGAGAAGTGCCTGTCATCGTTCCGCGTGAGCGTCATTCGGACACGAGCTATTCGGCCCCGGGCTTGATCGACGATACCGCCTATCTCGACCGCGCTGTCGCGAACTATCTGTCGAACCTCGATGCAATCATTCAGGATCAGACCTTCTCGACACTGGTGATCCCGTCGCAGGCGCTGAACTCTGCGGATTCCGGTGAGAGCGTCAAGAAGAAGGTGATCGAGCTGGGCACCAATCGCGTCGTCACCTACGACGCCGAGGCAGGCATTGCGCCGCAGTATATCTCACCTGACCCCGGTCAGGTCGCAATCATTCTCGGGGTGATCACCAAGATCATCACCGAAATCTATCACTCTGTCGGCATGGCCGGCGAGCGCACGAAGAGCGACAATGCCGCGGGCATCGACAACAGCTCGGGCGTGGCGAAGGCATATGACTTCGACCGCATGAACACCATGCTCAAGTCCAAAGCTGACACGCTGCAAACTGTCGAGAACGACATGGTGCGGCTTGCGCATCTGTGGTTCGGACAGAAGCCCCCGGAAGACCGTGACTTCGTGCGCTACCCTGATGATTTTGACACGCGCAATCTCTACGACGAGTTTGACGTTGCCAATCGACTGGCTCTGCTCGATGCGCCCGACGGCGTGCGACAGCACCAGATGATGACCTTGATCGAGAAGCTCTTCCCGAACCTGACCGACGAGCTGAAATCGGAAATCGAGAAGCAGATCGAGGACTGGCCGCCAGAAGAGGCGGTATCGATCCGAGCGCCCTCAAGGCTACAGGATCGAAACGTACCCCAAGAAGAGAACAGGCAAGGCCAGGCTGGCGGCGCCGACAACCCCAAGGACGAAGGATGAACATGAAAAACCGCCTTACCCAACCGACTGACCCTTACGATACACCTGCGTGGATGGCGTTCTACGCAGCGAACCCCGGCTTCCGCCGCTCTGTGGGCGCTGAGGGCGTCAATGACGACGATCCAGCCCCGGGCGCTGACGATGACCCCCAAGACCCGCCCAAGGGCGACGACAAGACGCCCCAAGACCCTCCCAAGGGCGACGACGACCCGAAAGACCCGCCCAAGGGCGACGACAAAGACAAGAAGCCCTCGGACGAAGAGGCGCGTTTGCTGCAAGACCTGATGAAGCACAAGAAGGCCGCGCGTGAAGCGCAGGCCAAGCTGAAGGACTATGACGGCGTCGATGTCGAAGAATACAAGCGGCTCAAGCAGGCGTCGGCTGACGCGGCTCAGGCTGAGCTTGAGGCTAAGGGCCAGTTTGACGAAGTGAAGCGTCAGATGCGCGAGGCGCATGATCAAGAGATCACGACCATTCGCGCGGAGTCGGAAGAGAAAGACAAGACCATCGCCGAGCTGAAGGCGCAGATCGAAGAGCTGACCGTCGGCTCCAGCTTCGGCTCGTCGAAGTTCCTCAAGGAAGAGACCCTGCTGCCGCCCTCGAAGGCGCGTCGTCTCTATGGTGAGCACTTCGAGATCGAAGACGGCAAGGTCGTGGCCTATGACAAGCCCAAGGGCGCTGCCAACCGCTCGCCGCTGGTTGACGGTCGTGGCGACCCGCTGCCTTTCGAGGATGCGATTTCGAAGATCTTCAAGGCTGATCCCGACAGCAAGGAGATGCTGCGCAGCGCCCTGCGCCCCGGCTCCGACAGCGATCCGTCGAATGCCAAGTCCGACCCGGCCAAGGATCAAAAGCCGATGTCGCGGCAGGAGAAGATCGCCAGTGGCCTCTCCAGCCTCTTCGAGGGCGGCAATCAAGAGCCGTTCAGCGAGATGTTCAATACGAAGTGATGACTTGCCAGGTTGTTGCAACTAGGGCGCCTTCGGGCGCCCTTTTCTTTGGGTGTTGCATAGATGCCATGCGGTGTGGTATTATTAGTCATCGCTGACTGATCGAGAGAATGGGAGGTCGGCACCCCAATGCGCGCGAGTGACCGCTGCGCCTGGTCTGCAAATCTCAAAACCTATCTCTTGGAGGATTCCAAATGCCTTTGCTTCGCACGGAAGCTGAAAAGCTTTCTAACAACACCCTGCTGTCCGGCGTGGTTGAAGAAATCATCGACCGCGACGCAATGTTCGCCCTGCTTCCGTTCACCAAGGTGAACTCGAAAGCGCTTGTCTATAACCGTGAAAACACTCTCGCCGAAGGTGACTTCCTTGATCCCAACGAAGCCATCAACGAAGGCGCCGCGACCTTCACCGAAGTGACCGCGAAGCTGCGCATCCTTGCTGGCGACGTTGACGTGGACAAGTTCCTGCAAACCACAATGTCGGACACCTCCGATCAGGTTGCGATCCAGCTGATGCAGAAGGCGAAGGCCCTCTCCCGTCAGTTCCAGCGCACCGTGGCTCAGGGTAACGCGACCACTTCCCCGAAAGAGTTCGACGGTCTGCCCCAGCTGGTTGCCAACGACATGACCATCGCTGCTGGCGCCAACGGCGGTGCTGTGACCATTGAAATGCTCGACGAGCTGAAGGATATGGTCAAGTACGGCATCGACGCATACGTCATGCGTGCCGGTACATGGCGTGCGATCCGCACCGCGCTGCGTGCGATGGGCGGCACCACACCGACCATGATCGAGATGGAGAACTTCGGTTATCCGATGCCTGCGCTCGACGGTATCCCGGTTGTGGTCAACGACTGGCTTGCTGCTGACGAAGTTCAGGGCACCGAGAATGCTTCCTGCTCCATCTACGGCGTTCGCATGAACGAAGTTGACGGTCTGCACGGCATCTACGGCGGTGACTCTGCTGGTCTGGTCGCTGAAAGCGTCGGCACCGTGCAGAACAAAGACGCATGGCGCTTCCGCCTGAAGTGGTATGCCGGCATGGCCCTGCGCTCCACGCAGTCGCTGGCCCGCCTCAAAGGTGTGACCAACATTTAATCGTGCCAATAAGTCACGAATGACTTACAATAGGGCAGGCTCTTCGGGGCCTGCCCTTTTTCACATAGAGGAACAGATATGTCCAAGATCAAACTGATGTCCAAAGGCATGAACAAGTTCACTGGCAACCTCGGCACCGTCGCCTTCGAGAATGGCGTATCCGTCGAGATGCCGTCGCAGGCCGAAACCAATCGTCTCGCAGCCATCACCAAGATCGAAGTGATCGACGACGAAGGCGCCTCGCAAGGTCAGGCGGGCCTCGGTGTCGGCATGGCGGCCGGTCGCGGCGTGGGTATCGCCAATGCCGCCCACTCCGAGCGCGGTGAGCGCGAGCCCTATCAAGTCGAGAAGAACGCGGCTGATGTCCAGGTTGGCGGCACAGAGCCTGCTAAAGATGACGTGGATGACGCTGAGCGCGCGCTGAATGAGATGGTCAATGAAGCCGAGCAGGGCGCCGAAGGCGGCGCATCGACGGAGGGTGAAGAAGGCGAGGATCGTAAGGTCTACACCGCCGACGAGCTGGCCGAGATCGCTGATGCCGAAGGTATTCAGGGTCTGCGCAAGATCGCCAATCCGCTCAACGTGAAGGACAACTCCATCGCGGGGCTGATCAAGGAAATCCTGAACGCACAAGGTAGCAAGTGAGATGACCAGTCAAACGTACACCGCAGGAAGCGATTGCCGTATCGAGGTCGATCTGGTTGACGAAAACGGCCTCGCCATCGACGGGACCAGCTATGCCTGGGAACTGCTGAATGAAGAGGGCGACCAGATCGCCACTGATGTTGGTTCGCTTGCTGCGGGTGCGGTGACTGCCACCATCACTGTCCCGGCCGCCCAGAACACTCTGCCGGCCGGGGTTCGCATGGGCGGGCGCATGCTCAGTGTGGTCGTTACTGACGATCAAGGTGACACGCACAGCATGGGCGTCACCTACCTGCTGCGCGCCAATGTCTTTCTGCAAGTCCCCTCGGAAAGCGGTCAGACCCTCATTCAGGCGATGATCATGTCTCAGGGCATGCCGCCTGTGTTGATGGAAAGCTTTCGCTTTTCCAGCGACGCCGAGCGCGAAGCGGCCCTTGCTGAAGCCTGGGCCCGGCTGTCAAAGATTTCCCTCGACCCTTTCCGCGACACCGACGTGCCGGATTCCGCTCTCTCTGAGGAGATCTTGAGCCGCAGCTTTGCGGTCAATGAGATCAGCAAGGCGGATTGGGACTTGCTGCCCGAACACTTTCGCACCGCCTGTCGGCGCGCGCAGATCATCGAAGCGACCGTCCTGCTTGGGGGTGATCCGACCTGGGAGAACAGAGAGAACGGCCTGCTATCTAAGTCAGTAGGTGAAAGCTCGGAGATGTTTCGTTCCCGACCTCCTGCACCTTCCGCCCTGTCGCCCAAGGCCCGCCGTGAGGTTGCTGCCTATATCAACTCCAACGTGATCGTTCGCCGCGCATGATGTCCCCCTTCGACCGCATTGAACTTATCGCCGATCAATCTGCGGCCCGCTATCGCAGTACGCTGGACATTCTGCGCAATCAGGAGACAGCGGCGCTGATGACGCAAGATGCCACAACCCCAGCTGCGGTGCGGGCACTCAAGACATCCCTTGAGCGCATTGGCGACATCTTCCTCACCGACGAAGAAGAGAAGTTGCGCGGGCTGATGGAGGAGATGTTCGATCTCGCTCACACTGAGGCGGCGCGGCAGATGGGTGACGGAATGCGTCTCAGCGCCCAGCACATCGACACCTTCCTTGAGTTCGGTGTTGATGAAATCGAGGCCCAGCTGGTGCGTGATGTGGCGCAGATCATCAAGCACCATCGCAAACGCGGGATCGAGGCACAGATGCGCGCCAACGCCCGGGGCCTGTCAGTCAATGAGGCGCTGATGGAGATCCGGATCGAGGGTATCGGTGATCGGGCTTCGTTGTGGTTCACAGATAGGGCAGGGCGGCGCATCGCGAGCCAAAAGCATATGCGTCGCTTCTACAGGGCTTTGATGCGTGACGGGTATCTGAGCGCCCTAGCGTCTCTGCTTGCGCTGAGAGGGGCTGACAGCGCCCGTATCGTGCATCCTGACCCTAGTCACAAGAGCTTCGGGGAGATCGTGCGTCTCGACGGGGCAAAACCTGACCTTTCGAGCTATGAGAGCGTCTTTCACCCCAATTCCCAGGCCACTCTTTTGGTCGAGAACCTGTTTCAGGAGAAGTACACATGAGCTTTCGTCCGCGCTATCCCTGCGTCATCATTCGCCAATCCTCGGGCGGGTTCGACGGTTTTGGTCGCCCCAAGACTTCATCCAAGCGGATCAAGACCCGCTGCGATGTCGTGCATATCCGCGAAGAAGCAGAACACACCACTGTTCGAGCAGACAGCTCCGCATCCCGAGGGCGCGCGGAAGAGTTCGTCAACGATGCGCGTTTGATGGTGAACCCACGCGAGGATGTGCGCCTGGGTGATCTGGTCGAGGTCAAGAGCTTCGGCGAGCCCGGCGCGCGCAACACTTTCGAGATCGTGCGCATCATGCGCCGGGTGGATGTCGGCGGTCGCGTTCATCACATCGAGATCGACTGTGACCGCTACGCCCCATCGGAGGCGGTCTGATGGGTATGAAGATCAAAAATCGAGGCGCGGTGGGAGTGGGGCTGGAGAAGTACGCGCGAAAGAGCACTCGCGCCCTGCGGCGGGTTCAGGCTGATGCGGCCGAGGAGCTGGCCGACGCTGCATCTGAGATGGCGCCCTTCAAAACGGGCGATCTGGAATCGAGCATGGAAGTGCTGCGCGAGAAGGGCGCCGGTGGTCGTGTAACCTATGTCATCAGACCAAGCCCGGACATTCCTTACGCCACGCGCATGCATGAGGAAATCTACGAACTCGGCCCGGGCTCCATCGAGAAGAGCGAGACCAGCCGCTTCCCCGTGGGGCGGAAGTACCTCTCGCGCGCCGTTGATTACATCGTGGGCGAGTGGGGGCTGATGCGTCGCGCCAAAGAAGCAATGAGGAAGAAGTAATGGATCTGACACCCCTTCGAGACTTTGTCATCGACCAAGAGCCTGACTATGAAGAGGGGCGCAATCTCTTCATGTTCCATATGCCCGCACAAGTGCAGATTGGCGCTGTACTGGTTGTCGAAACCCCGGGCGCAGGTGTCGATCACGAAATCCCCGGCACCTTCAAGCAGCGCATTCAGGCGATCGTGCGGCACTCGGATTACACCGAAGGGCAGCGCATGGCGCGACAGCTCTATGACATGCTGAACCTGCGCCGGGAGCAGATCGGCGACTATTACTTTCACTACATCATGCCGCGTCATCTTCCGATCGCTTACAGGCGAGGGGAGAGCGGTCTGATCGAGTTCTCGGTGAATTACGACACCCACTTTGCGGAGACATGAGATGTGGAACCCGGTCAAATGGTTCAAGCGATGGCGAAAGCTGCGGGGCATTGATGAAGAGATCAGCGCAGCCAGCACGGCGCTTTATCTTGCCCTTGCGGCCAATGATGTGAAGCGCATGGCCCGCTTGAGACATATCCTGCATCAGCTGATGGATGAGCGACATCGAGTTAAGCTCGACCTGTGATCCTGCCTTAGCCCTATTGGTAAGTCAATACTGACTGTGGTATACTTGCGCCAGTTGTGCCCGTTCACCGACTTACTGAAAGGATCATTCGATGCCCAGCTCCACACAGAACGTCAAGGTCGGTGTCTGCACCGTTGACTTTGGCGGCACCAATCTCGGCTTCACCAAAGGCGGCGTGTCCGTCTCTGTGACCACCGAGACTTACTCCGTCACCGTCGACCAATTTGGCGACACCGCAATCTCTGAAATCATCACGGGTCGTACCGTCACCGTGAGCACACCTCTTGCCGAGACCACGCTCGAAAACCTCGTGCAGGTTATGCCTGGCGCCACTCTGATCGGCACCGGTGCCAGCAAGAAGGTCGAAGTTGTCGATGCGGTCTCCACTGACTTGCTGTCGATCTCCGACAAGCTGACCCTGCACCCGCAGGCGCTTGCTGAGACTGACAAGTCGGAAGACTTTGTCATCCCCTACGCCTCGACGCCTGGTCAGATCGAGTTCGCCTACGAGCTGAACTCCGAGCGCGTGTTCAATTGCGAATGGAAGGGCTATCCCGACCCGACCACGCGCGTTCTCTTCATCTTCGGTGACGAGACAGCTACGGCCTAAGATTGAAGTCAGTGGTGACTTACACTAAGATGAAGTCACCACTGACACTCACAAGGTTCCCCAACATGTCCGACGTTCACTACCTCGATCTCGATGATGCCGTTCCCACCGTCAAGAAGACGGTCAAGATCGACGGCAAAGAGTATTCTTTCAAAGAGCCTACCATCGAAGACTTCGCCAAAGACATGGCGCGCATGAAAGACGTGAAGCGCCGGTCCAATGAGATCGCCGAAGAAGAAGGTCTCAACGATCAGGAACGCGACCTGAAACACACCGAGCTTATGCTGACCGTCATGCTGGACGGCATTCGCCAAGCATTCCCCGACATGCCCGAAGAGGTCATCAGGGGTCTTTCAACCCCGCGCATCACCGCCATCCGCGACTTCATTCAAGCCGAAGTTACCAAGGATGCCGAGGACGAGTCGGGAAACGCATAACGGGCTCCGGGATCACCAAGATCGACTTCGGTCTGCTCTTCTCGCGAGTCCTTCACCACTACGGCCTGAGCTACCAGGACGCCCGCCAGCTGCCTCTCAGAACCTTCTGGATGCTGTCGCGCAACATACCCCGGATCAGTGCCGACAACTCCCTTCGCATGATGAACGCCTTTGCCGCGGCACAGAGCGCTGAGGGGTACAAAAAGGCCGCCGAGGGCCTGCAACGAGAAGTGGGCGATTTCGTCCTTGAGGAAGCTCCAGAGCCGGAAGGGATGGAGCAGTTGCGCGGCCTCATGAAGAGGCTGCGGTAGGAGCGTAAGATGGCAGTCGTCGAAGACATTGAAGTGGTGATGGATCTTGATGACAAGAACTTCACCGTGAAAATCCGCAAGGCTGCCGCGGAAAGCCGCAGGTTCGCCAAGTCGGTCGATAACATCGACCGTCGAGTGAAGAAGATGTCTCACTCGATGCGCGGCGCCACAGCAACGGTGCGTGACTGGTCGATCATCATTGGTCAGGCGCGCAACGTCCTGCATCAGCTCTGGTATGTCACCGGTGCGTGGTCACAGTCTCTCGTGAAGACCAGTGCCGAAGTCGAGCGCCTGACAAAGCTCATGGAAGGCATGTCCAAGGCTGACACAGCCGCAGGGCGCGTGAAGGAGGCCGCTGACAACGTGGACGCTCTTTTCGAAGCGGCACGAAACGCGCCTTTCTCGATGAACACCCTTTCGGACAGCTTCGTGAAGTTCAAGTCCGTAGGGCTCGACCCGCTTGACGGGTCCATGCAGGCGCTGACCGATGCTGTCGCAGCCTTCGGTGGCACTGACGAAACCTTCCATCGCGCATCCATCGCCATTCAGCAGATGGCTGGTAAGGGTGTGATTTCCATGGAAGAATTGCGCCAGCAGCTCGGCGAGGCGGTTCCCCAGGCGATCACCATCATGGCTCAGTCTATGGGTGTCAGCTACGGCGAGTTGGTCGATCAAATCTCTAAGGGTACGGTTGCTGCAAAGCCCGCCCTTGAAGCGATGTTCAATGGGATGCAGGCCGTCTACGGCGGCAAGGCCAAAATGATGATGGAGACCTACAACGGTCGCGTCGCCAAGCTGAAATCGACATGGACAGAGCTGGTCGCCAAGAACGATGGCATTAGTAGCTTCTTTGCGGCGCAGAAGGACGGCGTGAGCGCTGTCACGGACATGCTGGGCACCGAAGCCATCGAGGAAATGGCGACAGCCATCGGTGACATGATGGCTAACGTGATGACGAAGATCACCGGGCTGATTCAGAGCTTCTCCACGATCTACTCTAATGCAAAAGCATTCTTTACGCTGGTTAACAGGGCTTCGCTGAACCCGAACAACTTCGTCTACTACCTTCGCACTAGCCTGATCGACGTGATCAGCCTGATCGGCTTCGCGGGCAAGGAGTTCGCCCGCATCGTCAAGCAGATCACCGCGGCGTCGATGGGCCTGACTTCCGAGGAGCTTGATCGGAAGCTCTTTGAGGAGCGCCTGCGCAATGGCGCTGAGTTCACGGCAGATGAATATGACATGCTGGTCGAGGCGCATGAGGAAGGGACGGCTAAGCTTGAAGGGCTGAAGAAAGAGCGGGATGAGCTTCTTAGAGGCATCATCGAACACAGCGACTTCGCGGAGAACGATCTGAAAGCCCGCGGAGAGGCGCTGTTTACCTTTGAACAGTTCGAAAAAACCCTGAACGAGGCATTGGCGGCGAAACGTCACCTCGACGAGCTTCAGGCGCAGTTAGAGCAGAAGAAAGCAGAGCAGCGCGCTGCCTTGAACGATGTGCAGATGCTGAGCGTAGATGGGAGCGCGGACGAGAAATACGACGCCAACCTCGCTGCGGCCAATGCGGGCATTGCTGTCTCCAATCTGGAAACACAAATCACATCCTTGCAGTCGGCATATGACATTCTGAAATCATCCATCAAAGCCACCACCGACGCCTACGGGACATCGGAGGCTGAACTGCGTCAAAACATGAAGCCGGCGCTCGATGAGTTTGGCAATGCCGTCCTGGCAGGCTCAGACGCCATCAGCATCATGTCGACCAGCTCGAACAAGGCTCTTCGGGATACCGCTGAACGGGTCATTCAACTTGAAGAGGAGATGCAGAAGCTTGCGAATGTCGATGTCGACCTAAGCGCGGCGTTGGATGAAACGATGCCCAAGAAGATCGACGCCATGCTGCAAGAGGGTCTTGAGGTCGTTGACGACTTCGAAGCCGGCCTTGGCACTTCGGTCATGTCTATGCGCGAGGAGGTCTCGGCAATTCTCGACGACACAGCTCTGTCGCAAGAGCAGCGGTTCGCTCAAGCCACAGAGATCGTCAACAAGTTCTATGCCGATCAGTCGCACAATCTGGTTGTTCTCGTTGCAGCCGCGCAGGAAGCGATGGCTGCGCAGGGCATGATGGGCGCTATCGCCGCGCATCAGATGGGCGAGAAGGTCATGGAAATCCTCGCCAAGCTCGGCTCGGACAAAGACGCTTATCTCAGAGGCATCGAGACCGGCATTGTGCCTGTATCTGGATCTGGATCGTCGGGCAAAAAGAGCGGCGGCAAGTCCAAAGGGCAGCGCGCGACCGAAAAGCTCAAGGAGCTGATCGAGAAGACCAATCGCGAGGCTGAGAGGCTCGGCGAGACGCTTGCTGATCCTTTCTCCTATCAGCTGCCCTCTGCCATCGACAAGGCTCGGGAGAAGATCGACAAGCTCGCCAAAGACATGTCGGGCGGCAAGTGGACGACTGAGATGAAGGCGCTCTTCGATCAGATGGCAACCAATGCCGTCACCGAAGAGCTGATCGAGATGAAAGAAGCGACCCGCGACATCGAGCGCGCCTTAATGGGTGAGCGCGAGGCGCGCAACGACATCTACGACGAGGAAGTCCAGCGCATCGCCGACATGAAGGAGAAGCTCATCGAGATGGGCCTGTGGCGCGTCGAGTGGGAGCGTATCATTCAGGCACAGCTCAAAGGTCTTCAGGAGGAGCTGAAATCCAAGTCGCCAATGGGCGAGTTCGCAAATGAGTGGAAAGACCTCTTTGACGATCTGGAGCAGAATGCAGCCGACACCTTCGGCAACATCTCCAAGGAAATCGCCAACATGGTCACTGAGGGCGAGGCGGATTTTGCCAGCCTAACCCGCTCTGCGATCAACAGCATGCTGGAGATTTCGATCAACGCTGCCATGAGCGGTCTCTACGACTGGGGTAGTGACCTTGTCAGCGGTTGGATCGGCGGTATGGGCGGCGGTGCAGGCAAGGCAGCCGCAGCCGTCAAGCACACAGGCGGCATGGTGGGCGGCATGGGTATGTCTCGCTCCGTCGATGCATCGCTCTTTGCTGGCGCCCCGCGCTTCCACACAGGCGGCATTGTCGGGGATGAAGTGCCGATCATCGCCAAGAAGGGCGAGGGCGTCTTCACCGAAGAGCAGATGAAGGCGATCGGCAAGGGCATGTCGAACCAATCCACAGCCGCCCCGCGGGTCAATATCATCAACGAAACTGGAACGCCGGTTGAATCCTCCGAGGCCAACACCCGCATGGATGCTGAGGGCATGATCCTCGATGTCGTGCTCTCGGCCTCGGGCCGCCCGGGCAAGTTCCGTGAAAGCCTGAAAGAGGTTCTTAAATGACCGTCGCAGCCCCTTCGGTGATCAATGATCACGACAGCGCCAAATACAGCGTCTCATTCGCAGGCGATCCCGCAATTGCTTTCGGGTCCGAGGATGACTTTCAGATCACCCGCCCGCGCTATACGCGGCCCGCATCGCGGGAGCATACGATCGGCTTCACCTTCGTCACTGACGCCGTGAAGAAGCAGATCGAGGATCTCTGGCTGAACGCGAAGGGCGGGTCGTCCTTCATCTCAGGCTTTGTCGACCCCGTCTCGAAAGCGTCTCTGACCGTTCGCTTCAAGAAGGGCTCCATCCCTCAATTCAAATACCGCGGCTACCGGAATGCGCCCTATTGGGACATTTCCGGCATCGTCCTTCAGGAGGTCTAATGCCCCGTCCACTCTCCCTTGCTACCGTTGTTGAGAAGAACCGCGTCGCCTCTGACGTGGCATTCATTGTCATGGCTGAGGTCGATGTCATCGACGAGACCACCGGCAATCTGGACGAAACCCTGTATTTCGCCCGCAACAATGAGGACATCAGCTATCGCGGCAACACCTATGTGAAGTCTCACTTCGACTTCAACATCTCGGAATCCGCCGAGGGTGTGCCGGACATCTCGATCGGCTTTCGTGACCCGACGCGCGAGGTCATTCGTAAAATCGACCAGTACAGCGGCGGCACGGGATGGGTCGTTCGGCTGATGATGATCGCCACAGACGACATGACCCGCGCCCCCGAAGTCGAGGAACTGGTCTATGTGATGGGCACGTCCATCTCGGGCTATCAGATCGACTTTCGGCTTGGCGCACGCAACCCGCTGTCAATGCGCTTCCCGGCGCGCATGCAGTGGCGTGATCGCTGCCAGTGGGCCTATAAGAGCAAGGAATGCGGCTACGATGGCGCGCTTGCGACTTGTGATTACACCTTGCAGGGCGACAACGGCTGCGCAGCGCACAACAACACCCTGCGGTTCGGCGGGTTCCCCGGCATCAGGAACCGCACATGATCGACACCACTGACCTCATTGGCAAACCCTTCGAGTACCATGGGCGCGGCCCGGACAGCTATGACTGCTGGGGTCTCGTCAAGGAGTGCTACCAGCGCTGGCATGGGGTCGAGCTTCCCGACTATCCCTCCACCCCAAGTCCGCTGAGCAATGACAAAGAAATGCGGCGGGCTGCTCAATCGCCCGTCTGGAAGCCCGTAGAACGCATGCAAGCGGGTTCGCTCGTCATGCTGAGGGTCAGGGGCTTCGGATCGCATGTGGGCTTCGCTCTGACGCCCACACGCATGATCCACACTCTTTCGAATGTGAACGCAGTCATCGTGCGGGCGCAGACTTTCAAAAACCAAATCATAGGCTCGTATCTCTATGTCGGCTGATAGCAACTTCGTCCTCGCGACCATCATCTATGACCCGCTCGATCTGGAGAACCGCCAGACCGTCGAGCTGGAGTATCAGCCTGGAAAGGCTCTGTCGCATTACATCGACGGGCTGCCCGAGGAGCATACTTGGGAGGTGGCGCTCGACAGCACGTTCATTCCCGAGGAGGGGCATGCCCTGACATTCCCGCAGAAGGGGTCGCACATCACAGTGGCACCGGTGCCGCACGGCGGCGACAGTGACGGCAAGCAAATCCTGATGCTTGTCGCCACCATCGCGTTGAGCTTCGCAGCCCCTGCGATCGGCACGGCATTGGCAGGGAATTACTTCGGTGGCTCAGCGCTGGCTGCAAGCATGATCGGGGCGGGTGTCTCGATTGCCGGCGGTTTGTTGATCAACGCCTTTCTGCCGCGCCCCGACCAGGCGACCAATGAAGACGCGCAGACTTACGGCATCGACGGGCCGAAGAACACTTCGCAGGAAGGGCTGCCCGTCCCTGTGATCTTCGGCCGGCACGGGTTCGGCGGCAACATCATCGACATGTACACCGAGAACAGCACTGACAGTAATGGTCAGGCGATTCAGTTTCTCTATGCTCGAACCCTCGTGTCGGAAGGCCCGATCAACAGTCTTGGTGACTTCCATTTCAACGGGCAGCCGATCAGCTCCTTCGAAGACGTTGAGACAGACTTCCGCCACGGCGGCAGCGATCAACAGCCCTCAGAGTGGTTCGATCGCACCATCACGCTTTACAACCAATCGCGGGATTTCACCGAGAACTTCCAGACCTACGAGACCGTCGGTGAGGTTGATAAAATCCGCCTCGATGTCGCTTTCCCGCTGGGGCTGATCTTCACGGACAATAAAGGCCGCGAGAACCCCTTGGCGGTCGATCTGATCATGGAATGCCGTAGGCTGGGGTCGTCTGACCCCTGGCATGGCATCAGCAGTCAGCACGCTTGGACGGACACGGGCGGCACATCGGGCACGGGCGATAAGTTCCGCGTTCATGTGAAGTACGTCCCAGCCATCCAGACCGACTATGTGGGTAGGGGCGATAAGGAGGTGCACAGGGTCGTCTCGCCCGATCCGGATTACAGTCTGGAGTACAGGGTCAATGGCGGCGCATGGACGGAGCACGAGCGCTACACGCGCGGGCCGAGGAATGGTAATACGACCAGCGGTGATGCAGCTGAGATCGTCGCCACGATTGACGGCTTCAGCAATGACACTGTTGAGTTCCGCGTTGTCAATCACGCCACCGGCGACTTCCCTGCAACGATCACTGTCAGTCGGGTCGAGTTGAAAGGCGAGGGTGTAACAGGCGGCTCGCCTGTCGTTACTATCAATGAAGTCAGCACCACGCCCCTGCGCTACAGCTTCATCTCCGACCAGCTGCCCGAAGCGCGGTATGAAATCCGCTTCCGCCGCGGTGCGCCCGAGATTGTGGGTGAGAGCAACAAGCGTGACAAGGCCGTGCTTGTGGATGTCGGCGAGATCATTACCGACCCCGTATCGCTGATCCACTCCGCATGGGCGGGGTACAAGATCAAGCTGTCCGGACAGCTGAGCGCCATTCCTACATTCACGGGCGTTGCCGAGGGCATGATTATGCCCATCTACGACCATGAAGGAAACGTGGTCGATAACACCTATTCGAACAACCCCGCCGATGTCGCGCTGCACGCCTATATGAACCGTCGATGGGGCGGGAAGATCGAGCCTCAGCGGATCGACTTCGTGGCATTCTCGGAGTGGCGCGAATACTGCGAAGAGAACAACTTCACCTGCAACATCCTGTTCAGCGATATTGGCAATATCGACGAGCAGCTCAAGCACTGCTTCATCGCGGGCCGCGCGCAGCGGGTCACGCAGGGCGCCAAACTTTCTGTCATCACCGACAGTCCCTCCGCGCCTGTGATGATGTTCAACTCGACGCTGATCGAGAAGAACAGCCTTGAGATGCAGTATCTGCCGTTCACCGAGCGGGTGAACGATCTCTCCGTCACCTACTATGACGAGGAGAATGACTATCAGAGCGCCACAGTGCGCGCGGTCAATGACGTTGCACTGGCGCGCGGCGAGGAGTTGCGTTCAAGCTCGATCCAAGTGAAAGGCATCACGTCGCGGTCCCGGGCGCAGCGCGAAGCCAACTTCCGCATGAACTACAACCGCCTGATCACCCGCACGGCGAGCTGGGTGTCTCCGTTGCATGCCATCAGCTGCACCGTGGGCGATGTGGTGATCTTGCAGACCGACATGTTCGACTGGAAAGCGGGCGGTCTTGTGCGCCCGGGATCCACAGCAACAACGCTCAAGCTTGACCGTGAGGTCGAGATGCAGTCAGGAATGAGTTACTCCGTCCTGCTGCACCGCGATAAACGCCGCATTGCATCGACCAGCATCACATCTCAGACAGGCTCGATGGTCACTGTCTCGGGTGTCTTGCCTGAAGACGGCAGTGTGCGGCGTCTGAAGAAGGGCACTAAGGATTACGCAATCCTTCGGGTCATTCCCGGCAGCAGCACGACTGACCTCATTCTGAAGGATGCACCGGCGCTTTCGGGCTCTGTTGAGATTTGGTCGACAGATGTCTTGGATGAAATCGCCGTCAACAACCCCGGCACGGGGTCGTATGACACGATCACACTGGCAACGGCCGCACAAGACGGACCACCGACAGACTTTTCGACCTTCATCTTCGGCGCCAGCTCGAAGCAGAATCGCGAGTTCCGCATCACTGAGATGTCGCGCGAAGGCGCGGAGAAGATCGCACTCACGGCAGTCGAGTATGTGCCGGAAGTCTATGACGATGACGACATCCACACCGGGATTGAAAACCCCGGCACTGAGTTTGGCGCGCATGTCATCAACCTGACGGCTGCGGAATCCTCGAAGATCGGAGAGGGCGGCGCGCGCTTCATCGAAGTTCAGGTCGCATGGCAGCCTGGGGACGACAAGTATCTCGCAGCTATGGTGCAGTACAAGATCGACGATGGCCCTTGGCGCGAGCACGGCGAGACATCGGACACCAGCGCACGCATTCCCGTTGTCCGTGGCGATTATGTCACAGTTCGGGTCGTCGCCCGTACCGCCTTGGGTATGCTGCCTGTTAGCACAGCGCCTGTCGTCGAGCTGGACATCGTCGGCTTTGACGGGGTGCCAGAGGCACCTCTCGATTGGACGGCAAAACCCGATCTGCGCTCGATCACCTTCTCCGAGCCGAAGGACGTGGATCGATCCAGCCCGCCCTATGACTCGCAGCTCATGTTCGGCGACCCGACGTTCCAAGCCTATCAGATTTGGAGTGCAGCTGTCGGCGCGGGTTATGAGACATCATCCAAAGAGGCAGAGTTCTCAGCCAACACCTTCACTCTGCCAAAGGAACTGGGCTTTGAGGAGAAGACCTATTGGATCACAGTGATGGACGGCTCGGGCAATGTCTCGACGCCTTCGCTGCCGATGACTGTGGGTAAGGACTCAATCGCGCCTAAAACGCCCCACAATCTAACTGCGGTTGGATATTTTCAGATGGTTAAACTCGATTGGGTTGCCGTCACCGAGAACGAAGACGGCACCCCGATCTTAGACTTAGCGGGCTATCGCATCTACCGCCACCATGCGGACGATTTCGCAATGGCGGAAATGATTGCCACAGTTCCTGCCCCCGCCACCACTTTTGATGACACGGGGTTGCCACACAACACGACCTATTACTACTGGATTACAGCTGTTGACTGGAGTGACAACGAAAGCGCGCCATCCACATGGCCGTCAGATGCCACAACCGACTTCATCAAGGCCGAGGATGTCGTGGCGAATATGCGCGAGGAGATCGGTGCTGCGCGCATCGACGTGGTAAGCTCGCTGCCTGACGCTTCTGAATATGGCGATGATGACTTCGTTTACCTGACAACCGACGGAAAGCTTTACAAGAAGGACGGGGCAGGCTGGGCCGCGGTTGCAGCTGAGACGGTCATTGAGCCCGGCAGCATCACCGGAACGCATATTGGCAACTATCAGATCAGCACCAATAAGATCGCCAGCTATTCGATCAGCGCGAGTAAGATCAGCTCCGGTGCCATCACATCAAGCAAGCTTGCCACCAACTCTGTAATCGCGGGTAAAATCTCCGCAGGGGCTGTCTCGGCTTACAACATCGCTGTTGATAATCTAGCCGCAATCAAGGCTGATCTCGGGGCCGTCACCGCAGGTAGCATCTCGACCCTTTCTGGCGGCGTCGGCATTCAAGCCAATGTGTCGGGCAAGAGAAACGCTTTCTACGCCTATCAAAACAATACTAATGTCTATGCCCTTTACGGCAGGAACACCGCATGGGGCGGGGGTGCTGCGCAGATTTCAAGCTCCGGCGGCTTTACCGTCCAGGCCATCAACAACACGAACGGCTCCGGTCCTTACGGCTCCTACTGTGCCTTTGTGGGTCAGCAAAACGGTGGCGGTGAAGGTAAGGTGGGCGTGTCTACGGGTCATGCTTTTGAATCCATCACCGGGGGTTTTCGCGATAGCGCAGGCGGCGGGTTTAGCCCCTTCACTGGCAGACACGAAGCAATGATGTCCAAGTCGGCAGTCTATGAGCTGGGCGACATTGTTGTTGACGCTCAGCTTGTGGCAAAGAGCCTATCGGATGCCTTCACGGAAGTTGAGGTCTCCACACAGGCAAACATGCCAAATGCTGTAGGCGTGCTGTCGCAGGTTTATGACGAATGGTTCATTCCGGCCGCCTTCATCGTTCAATCTGAGCCCGACCCTGACTTTGAACCAACGCCGGAGCAGCCCGCTGAGCCGGTACAGACCCGCCAAGACGTTGCAGACTATGAGAGCGACTATGACTTGGTAATGACCAACTCCGTCGGGGAGGGCTGCATCAACGTCTGCGGGCGGAATGGTGACATTCAAAAGGGCGATCTAATCGTCACTTCGACCATGCCCGGCAAGGGCATGCGACAGGACGATGACATCATTCGCAGCCGCACGGTGGCGAAAGCCCGCGAAGACGTGGTCTTCTCACATGCGAATGAGGTAAAACAGATCGCCTGCATCTACATGTGTGGATAAATCTGTGTTACAATATCAGTCAGCGGTGACTGATATTGTGCCGTCATATGTGAGCTGGAGATACACATGACAAAGGACGGCAAGACAGAGGAGCACGCCGGCCCGCTTTACTGGGTCGTCAAGCGCTTCATGACAAAAGCCACGGATACGCTGATCTTGGCGATCCTGGCAGCAGCGGGGCTGGCGCTCTCAGGGCTGCTTGGCCCTGTGGTGGATCGCACGAAGGCAATCTGGAACTCACCCATCGTCTTAGAGCAGATCGTCAACCGCATGGATGAGGTCACGGGCGCCAATCGTATAACGAACCAGCCCAAGGACATGAGCTATGTCGTGGAACCCGTCTATGTGGGTCAGGACATCAAGCTCGTCCTCTTCATCGGTCGCACTGAGATCGGCGCAGGCTGTGTGTCGCATTCCATCGTGCCGCTGTTCACCGACGAGAACGGCGTCACTTACCCCGGCGACAAGCGCGCTCCACGCCAGCAGCTTGGCACGAAGGTCGTCAAGCGCGAGCTGATCTTCTCCCCGCCTCGAACCGTAGGGGCCGGGCGCAATTCGGTCGCTTTGCAGCTCGAATACACCTGCGGCGACGAAGTGATCTTCGAAAACACCGTCCCCGTCTATTTCACCACATTGGAGAGACCATGAGCATACATCGTATCATCGCTCACTGGACAGCCGGGGGCAGTCGCGCCTCTGCGCTCGACATGGAGCACTATCACCGTCTTGTCGAATATGACGGGACCATCGTTGCCGGCACTGAGAAGATTGCTGATAACATCGTCACATCCGATGGCGACTATGCTGCGCATACCCGCAATCTGAACACCGGCTCAATCGGCGTTGCCATGTGCGGCATGCGCGGGGCAAAAGAGCACCCCTTCGACTCCGGCCCGTCGCCACTGACTGAAAAGCAGTTCAATGCCTTTTGCATTCTGATTGCTGACCTGTGTCGCACCTACTCGATCCCTGTCACCCGCGAGACTGTTCTGACCCACGCCGAAGTCGAGCCGACCTTGGGCGTCAAGCAGCGCGGAAAGTGGGACATTACCCGCCTGTCGTTCAAGCCCGAGATCGTCGGCGCCATCGCTGTCGGTGACTACCTGCGCGACCGCGTGCGCCAGATCCTTGGGGATGACGCCGTGACGCGCCATGAACAACGCCCAATCCTCAAGATCGGCCGCCACAATCCTGTCGCCGCTGTGCGGGAGCTGCAAGAAGACCTCGCCTATATGGGCTACCATCATGGCAAGATCGACGGCATCTTCGGAAAGCGCACCCGCGCCGCAGTTCTCGCGTTCCAGGCTAATGAAGGTCTGATCACCGACGGCATCGTCGGTCCTTCGACATGGGCTGCTTTCGAGAGCGCGGAGTTTATGCCTGAGCGTGAAGTGACACCCGAGGAGCTCAAGAAGACATCGCGCACTTACAAGGCCGCTGACAAGGGTGAGAAGGCCCTCACAGCGACCGAGGGCGCCTTGGGCACGGGTCTGTCTGTCACTGCCGCTGTCGAGATCGCCAAGGGCGCCCAGCAAGCCGAAGGCGCGCTGGAAATCGCGCAACGCCTGCTAACCGAATACTGGCTGGCGATCATCGTCGTGCTCGCTGTGATCGTCGCGGCGCGCTACGGCAAGCGCATCCTGCGGGCAATTAAGGACTACCGTTATGAGGACGCCGTCGAAGGGCGTCACGTCGGATGATCCTTAAACCCTTTCTTCCCTACATTCTTGGCGCCGCGGTCGCAGTGATCGCGGGCCTCGGCGTCCAGAATACCCTCCTGAGACATGAGAATGACGACCTGAAATCGTCACTTCAGTTCGAGAAGACCAAAAGCCTCTCGTGCGATGCGCGTGTCTCCAGCATTATAAAGGACAAGCAAAGTGACGCGACTGTTACTGATCCCAGCGTTTTCAATCCTCCTGATGGCTGGTTCCTGCCCGAATCCCAACATTGAACCTGCCTATCAAGGGCCGCTCTTCTGCGATGTCGAAGAAGCCCGGCGTTTCACCCGAGAAGAATGGGATATTCGCGCAACGCGCTGGCCCGAGAACCTCTCCAAAGACATCAAGACGAACCTGACCTGGGATCGCGAATGCTTGGAGCAGATCAAATGACCGACAAGAATGAGCAGATCGTCCGTCTGAAAGACACCGAAGGGCTGAGCTGGGGCGAGATCGGCGAGCGCACGGGTCTTTCAGCTGAGGCTGCCCGCAGTCGATACCGCAACCAGCGCAAACGCATCGAGCTCCAGGAGAGCCCCGGCATTCTCGAAGCCGCCGAGAACCTCGGCATTCTCGACATGATCAAGCTCAAGGGCGGTTGGCTTAAAAGCAAGGACGCATCGCTGCGTTTCGACACGCCCAACGAGCCCGATGAAGATAATGCGCTGGATGAATACGTTGAGCGTCTAAAACGGGCGCTAGGGGCGCTTCCAGCTGCCCGCCCTAGTACCCACACCCCAGATGCCCCTGACAGCGTTCAAGCGCGCTATTTAGTCGCTGACCTGCACGGCGGGATGGCGGCGAACATGGCGGTCTCCGGGGGTGAATATGATCTCGATCTAGCGGAGCATCGTCTGGTCGATGCAACGCAGCGCTTGGTGCAGCAGACAGCCCCGACCCAAACGGCGGTCATCGCCAATCTGGGCGACATGTTCCATGCCAACGACAGCAAGAAGAAGACCTTTCACTCAGGACATATCCTCGACATGGTGAAGCAGTCGTTCCCGCAGATCGCTCTGCGCGTGACGATTGCCATGATCCAGATGATCGAGACTGTTCTGAGCAAGCACGAGCATGTCATCTACCGCGGCGTGCCCGGCAACCACGATGTCGATCAGTTCTTCTGGCTGACGATCGCCATTATGATGCACTACCGCGACAACCCGCGTGTCACCGTCGAGATGACAGAGGGTAAGCTCATCGTCGACACCTTCGGGCGCTGCATGAACGCCTATCATCATGGCGACAGCACCACCTTTCAGCGCCTCGTCAATCAGATTTCCGATCAATACGCCCCTGATTGGGGCAAGACCTATTGGCGCTATCTCGATACGGGCCATGTGCATCACGACACCGCTAAAGAGGTCGGCGGCATGCTCTGCGAGAGCCATCGCAACCTCGCACCGGTGGACGCGGCAGCCCACGGTTTTGGCTACTGGGGGCGGCAGGTTGCAAAGTCAGTCGTCATCCACAATGAGCGCGGTGAGATCGACCGCCACATCGCCTCTTTCGGCTAGGCGTTCATTATTCACTACTGACTGACTATGTGGTAGAATGACCGCGTAGCTACTCCCAACACAGCAGAGGAATGTTCCATGCCCGTAAACTACAACGTCGCCGTGAAGACGGCACGCATCACTGCCACCCGCGACTACTTCGCTAACGGCACCCTCGAAATCCAAGACAGCGGCGGCACTGCACTGGCGACCTTTGATCTCACAGCCTCGGGCGGCACAGTCGCTTCGGACACCTGGACCCTGACCTTCGACGCCAACACCGTGTCGGCCGCCAACTCCGGCATCGCAGCCAAGGCTGTGATCAAAAGCTCCGGCGGTTCCGCGCATATCACGGGCCTCTCGGTCGGTGAATCCGGCGCCGACGTCATCGTGGACAACACCGACATCAACAGCGGTCAGGACGTCACGATGAACTCCGCTTCGATCCAGCACGCAGCCTAATCGCGCCCCTGAGCGCAGGAGAAGTTCATGGTAAAGTTCGTCAACCGAGCGATGATGACAACCCACACGACAGGGACCGGCAATGTCACGTTGCTGGCCGCTGTTGATGGCTATCATGACTTCGATTCAGCTGGCGTAGGGAACGGCGATGTCGTTCCCTACACAATCGAGGATGGCGATCAGTTCGAGATCGGCCAGGGCGTCTACAACAACGCCACCAAAGTCCTCACTCGGATCGTTGAGCAAAGCTCAAACAACGACGCCAAGATCAATCTCAGCGGCGACGCGCGGGTCTATGTCACTCTGCGGGCTTCTGACGTTGACGATCTGCAAACTCAGATCGACGGCAAATCAGCCTCCGGCCACGGTCATTCGATCAGCGATGTCTCGGGCTTGCAGGCTGCTTTGGATGGCAAAGCGACCTCCGCACAGGGCGCCAAAGCCGACAGTGCCGTGCAGCCCCAGGCAGGCCACGGTCTGTATCCCAATGCCGATAAGACGAAGCTTGCCGGCATTGCGACAAACGCCACCAAGAACGCCACAGACGCGCAGCTGCGGGATCGTAGCACCCATACCGGTTCGCAACCGATTTCCACTGTCTCAGGTCTGCAAAGCGCCCTGAACGACAAGCTTGATGCGAATGCGGCCGCCGTATCCGCCGACAAGCTCACAACACCGCGTTCAATCGCACTGAGCGGTGACGTGTCTGGCTCGACGTCTTTTGATGGCTCGGGCAATGTGACCATTACCGCGACCGTTGCAAACAACAGCCATACGCACACCATCGCCAACATCGGCGGGCTGCAAAACGCCCTCGATGGCAAAGCGACCGCGGCTCAGGGTGCCAAAGCTGACGCTGCCATTCCCGTATCGGAAAAGGGCGCTCTCAACGGCGTCGCAGAGCTGGATGGCACAGGCAAGGTGCCCGCATCCCAGCTGCCCTCCTATGTCGATGACGTGCTGGAATATGCCAACCGCGCAAGCTTCCCCGCCTCGGGCCGGGATGGCACGCTCTACATCGACGAAGCTGAAGGCGATGTCTATCGCTGGACAGGCTCTGCCTATATCCAGATCAATGACGCCGTGTCTTCTGCCGATCAAGCGACCAAGCTTGCGACGGCGCGCACAATCTCCCTGTCCGGTGATGCAACAGGTTCGGTGAGCTTTGACGGCTCCGCGAACAAGACCCTGAACGTCACCGTCAAGGACAACAGCCATAACCATACGATCGCCAATGTGGATGGTCTTCAGACGGCGCTGGATAGTAAGCTTGCAGCGAGCGCGAATGCGGTATCTGCGTCGAAGCTTTCCAGTGCTCGCACGATCTCCCTTGGGGGCGATCTCACTGGCTCCACATCTTTCGATGGTTCGGGCAATGTGACGATCAACGCATCGGTGAAAGATGACAGTCACAGTCACATCATTGGCAACATTGATGGTCTCCAAACAGCGCTGGACGGAAAAGAGGCGGAAAGAACGCCGGGCGAGCCTCATAGCAACTTGGGCACTCCAAGCGTGCGTGAGATGGCCCTGTTCGATGCACAGTTTAACAACAAGATCGACTTCTACGACCCGAACCTGTTCTGGATCGAGACATCCAACGATGGCGTCAGCTGGACTGAGACAGCGGACAGTGAAACGCACAAGCGCCGCTTGGTTGGCGGTGACGGTAGCGCGAGCATTGTAATTCCGCACGGCACTCCGTTCTATCGTATTCGCATGAAGGCTAAGGACTACGTTTACCTGAATGCAGTCTATTTCTACTGGTCCGGCAGTGGGAATACCACAAAGGTCAAGATCCAAAAGAAACACAAGAACTCGGCCGCATGGCAGGCGCACACCAATTCAGAGAAGGCGGTAGGCTCCTGGCCTGGACATCTTTACCTGTCGCACCCGACAATCCCGTGGCACCCGAACTCTGATACGACCCATCTTCAAGAGGTGGCAGTCGTGTTTGAGCCTAACTGGGGCTCGCAGGGAAATGCTATTTCACTGTACCGCATGCAGTGGTGGGGCGGGTATCCTGCCGGGCGTCGTAATGTCTATTCGACGGATGAACATGCCAACGTCAGCTTTCCGGCTGACATTTCCGCTGCGAACTTGAATGTGAGCAATTGGGACACGGCCTATAGCTGGGGCGACCATGCTACTGAGGGATACCTCAAGTCTGTTTCCTGGGGGCAAATTGCAGGCAAACCCGGCACGTTTAGTCCGTCTGCTCATAGTCACCCGCTGAGCGAGATCGACAATCTCTCCATTCAGGCAGAATCTGTTCAGATCGACACCAGCCATGGGTATATTCAGCTGGGTCCAAAGAACGGCTCTTACTGCCATGTATATACCGACCGCCCGAGCTTCTATTTCAATAAGGAATTGCAGGTTCTTGGTAAGCAGGTTTTCCATACCGGCTATCATCCCAATGCTGACAAGCTGACCACAGCCCGCACCATTTCCCTGTCAGGCGATGCCAGCGGCTCTGTCAGCTTTGACGGCTCGGGCAACGTCACTTTGCCAGTGACTATCGCGAACAACAGTCACTCCCACACCATTGCAAACATCAGCGGGCTGCAAACTGCCCTTGATGACAAGCTGGCGGCGAGTGCCAACGCGGTATCCGCATCGAAGCTTTCCAGCGCCCGCACCATCAGTCTTTCTGGCGATGCCTCTGGGTCCGTATCCTTCGACGGATCTTCGAACGTCTCGATCAATGTCAATGTCGCTGATGACAGTCACAACCACACGATTGCAAACATCGACGGCTTACAGGACGAGCTGAACTCAATCGACTACCCGTGGCTGTCGCAAAATCCCTACAGCTATGATGGGTCCACGCATTACTGGTACTTGAAGATCGCCAAAGCCGACGCGGGCAGACATGGCCTTATTGAGTATTATGTCAGCGATGATGTGAACTACCCAAACAGCTCTCACGGCTATATTCGCTTTTCCCACTGGAACAATAGTACCGTATCCGTGCGTCACACGCAGGTTTGGGGTGACACACAACAGGGCATTGAGGTTTTTGTAGACAACAGCGACAATCTCTGGGTTCGCTGTCCGGGGATCGACTGGGGCGGGGCGGTGTTTAACTACCGCCTCCTTCGCGGCAATATCACAATGGAGAATACCCGGCAGCAGGCCGCGCCCGCTGCTGTTTGGGAAATCCCAGAAGTGGGTCGGGGGTATCGTTTCAACCGCGGTGATGTGACGGCCGGACCGGTCAACACCTATGACTTCAACACCCATCTTGGGAGAACCATTAAGGCAGGTCCAAACACCGTCTTTCACGATGGCTACCACCCCAATGCGGACAGGCTGACAACAGCCCGTACCATCTCCCTGTCTGGTGATCTGACTGGCTCTGCAACCTTCGACGGCTCTAGCAACGTCACCATCTCTGCATCGGTCAAGGATGACAGCCACAATCACACGATCGCCAACGTCGATGGTTTGCAGACCGCCCTGAATGGCAAGGCAAGCTCAAGCCAGGGCTCCAAAGCAGACACGGCCTACGGCTGGGGCAATCACGCCTCTGCTGGCTACCTCACAACTGTCCCCTTTGCCTCGCAGGCAGAGGTCGATGCAGGAACAATCAACAACAAGGCCGTCGCCCCAGACACGCTCAAGCAGCGTCTGTCAAAGGTTGGCAGCTCATACGCCCGTCAAATGGCATTTGGAGGCTAAAACATGGCAGATACATTCTTGGAAATCTTCAATGGCACGTTGGATTTTACCAACATGTCCGATGACAATGAGCATACCGTTTTAACAACGGATGCCAATACGGCCTATGTCATCAAGGATGTCTACGCGGCTCCAGAAGGAAAAACGGCAGTCCCTCTCGCATTGGAGGTCAATGGCTTCAACATTGGTGCTGTGCAGAACGCAACGGGGGCTGAAATTATTCCGCCAAACAGTGTCTTGAAAGTAACAGACCCCTCGCGGGGTTATCCTCAGACCTGCGAGGAGATAATCCTTACATCATACACAGGCACATTCGACAGTGTTAAAAGAAGTTTCATTTCCGTGGACGGCGAAGCAAAGGAAATAAGCTCTGTATCGCAGAACATCGGGGGTAACTTCTCCGACGCCGCCCAAACATCGGCGCGCGTAAACGACAAGATCGTGACATCACCTGATGGTAGCATGGTCTGGCATATTTTGGATGATGGAAACAACGATACAGACTTGTATCAATACACGGCATCAGGTCGTCAACAGTATGCTGGAACAGAGAATCCCACAGCGGTGAATGATCGCTACGTCGCTAGAGTGGATAGTGATGATCTTTATCTGTCCGACTATGTAGCTGGTGAAATCGGTCTAATCCGCTATGCAGAGAAACACGGGAAGAACTCTTCGGCGAGCGCAGAGTTTGATAGTACACCTTGGGATGCGGGAAACTATAACCCGCAGCTCGCCCTGTCCCCAGGCGTAGAGCCATATGTCGCATATCGTTCGCGCGAAAACTCTTATGGCTGGGAGCTAATCATTCCCGGAAGGCAGGGGGATTTCAGTCATACATCCTTCGTATTTCCAGAGACCGTCAACGATAACATCGAAGCCGGAGCGTTTTGCTGTAAACCCGAAGGATCTGTGATTTACTTTGGGGGTAAGAATAACGCTGTCCTCACTATTTACAAAGCCATAAATGTCGCGCAAACGGACAGTTTGACACCTGCAATCGAACGGGTGATCGTCATAGATCAGACAGCAACGCCCGAAGAGTACCAGGGGCTTGCTGAGAATGATTTCAAATTCGGCACTCCCGTGCCGCTTTCTCCAAATCGCCTCCTCGTCCCCCTCTCCGATGAGAGCAGCGGGCGTGTTCGGTATTACTCTTACGATATTACTTTGAACGTGTGGCGACTAATAGCTGATCTTGGAGAGGTAACGATTGCCAATACACGCAGTCGCCTCATGTCGGCATGCCAGGTAAACGTCGCCTCCAAAACAGAAAGCCAAATCAACGCTAATGAACCAGATCTTCTGGCGTCCACGCGCGTGCGCATGGTTGGTATAAAAGTTGAACAATAAGGAAACAAGAAAATGCTAAACAGCACAGCAGCGACCGCGGGAGGGGCTAATCCCAAAACCATCTCCGCGTATGAGCCTGAAAGCAATTATGTTGTCATTTACAAAGTACCAAATGGCCGAAAGTTCTCCGGGCATCTCCTTGCCGGTTCCACCAGTGCCGTCTCGTGGTTCGAGGTGAATAGGAAAACAATCAAGCTAGGTGTAGGGGCTACTGTGCCGGTATCACTATTCCCGGGAGATACGATAAGTGCCGCTAATAGCGGCGGTCTGGTTGGAGTTGAAACAGATGCCTAATATCACTGTGAAAAGCGATCTTTCAGTTCATGTCCTGTCCGATGATGAAAGTCGAGAGTTCAGTCTTGCCGCATATGATCCTGAGACCCAAGAGCCTTTCCGATCAAAGCCAGAGGCCCTGGCATGCGCTAGACGACTGATGAAAGACTCTAGGGTCTGGCGACAAGTCGCGGCTTCGAAGCCAAAGATGCTTCGCCGCCTGTCGCCTGTGGAGTTCAAAATGGCATTCACCATCTCTGAGCGCGTAGAGATCGCTAATATTCGTGCGAGTGAAGCCCCGGAGGATGTCCAGGCTAAGCAGGTGCTTGATCTGTGGTACGAGGTTCTTGACGACCCGCGCCTTACATTCGTTGATCTGAATCTCCCTTCAATCCAAGAAGGGTTGGATTTCCTTGAGACTATCGGCGTGCTAACCCCGGGGCGCAAGGAGACTATTATGGCAACCGAAAGCGCCGCTTGATTTCACATGTTCACAAAAAGCGGCGAAGAATGGTTAGTCCTCAAGCCTATTGATTGGGGCTTGGGGCGCAAACATACCGAGCATCGGGTGACAGTCCCAAATGGCTTTCCGTTCGAAAGTAGTGTACCATGGTGGGCAACATGGTTTCTCGATCCTGACGACCCTAATTTCCTGCTGGCGGCTGCTGTGCATGATTGGTTGCTGGAGAACGGATACCGCAGAGCCTTTGCGGACAGTCAGTGGTATGAAGCCGCCCTCTCTGTGAAAGCGCCGAAGTTCAAACGCGAGGTTGCATACACTCTCATGGTTATCCGTAGCAGATTTGTTGGCCTAAAGAAGTAAGTCAGTGCTGGGTTTATTCGTCATAAGCGGCGCCCCACTTGCGGACGATGGCGATCTTCCTGAGATCGAAACCTCCTTCTCTGTTCGGGAAGGGGGTTTTGACTTTGCGTCCATGAGTGCCGCCGTCGAAGTGACGGGTAGCCTCAGCCGTCGCGAGATCGGCAAGGACAGTGCAGTAGCCTCGGGCGAGATCGAAGCTGCGGTGCAGATGGCCCCGGCTGAGACGGGATGGGATGCCGCGCTCTTGAATGGCGAAGTCGAGATCGAAACCTCCCTCGATACCCGCGAGCTTGCCAAAGACAGCGCCAACATCTCGACCAGCATGTCGGGCGAGGCGACTCTGCAAGTGCGCGAGGTAGGCAAGGATGATCTGACTTTTGCCGTTGGGGTTAATGTGGGCGCTTCTCTGAGCGCTTCGGGCGTTGGGGGCGACACTGGGTCAGCAAACGCAGCGGCGGGCATCAGCGGGGCGCTCAGCGCGTCTGAGAGTGCGTCCAAAGACGATTGGGCTGCAAGTGCGACTGTCGAGATCGAAACGACACTCAGCACCACGGAATTGACCAAAGACAGCGCGAATGCCGACACAGACATTCGGGTCGCGACTGTCTTCACCGCGGAGGGTAGCGGTAAGGACGATGTAGATGGCGTCGTCGAAATCGACATCATCTCGACCCTCCTCACGCAAGAGGGCGCGAAAGACATCGCGAGCCTGGTCGGTGCAATCGAAGTGCAGGGCGACTTGCAGGCGCAGAGCGCAGGTGGTGACGCTGTTCAGATCGACATCGGAGCGGGGGCGACCGCCGACTTCGCAATAATCGAGACAGGCGATGACGTCGGGCAGGGCGAGATGTCTGCCGAAATCAGCATCATTGCCGAGCTGCGCGATCAGGGCGCGGATAGCTACACGGGGCAGCTTCAAACCAGCGGTCTGATGGAGATGTTTGCCGCAGAGACAGGCACCGACACTGCTGCGGGGATTGCGGAGGTCGAAGTGACCTTTGATTTGCTCTCTGCGGAAGCAGTAGGGCTTGATGGCGCAGACGTAATGGTCGGCGCTGTAGCAGGGGCGGTGCTTGCCTCAACTGAGCAGGGCGTTGATGCTGCCGCCGGTACTGCGCGTGTTGAAGTCGAAGCAACACAGACTGCGGTTGAGCGTGAGGGCGACGATAGCGCCGCGGCAGATGCTGTGCTGCCGATCAAGGGCGCGATGAACCTGAGCGAGGTCTCCGTTGACGACTTTGAGGCTGATCTGAGCGTCAGTCTTGAGACGCTTGTATCGGCGCGCGAAGACGGGTTCGATGTGGCGCAAAGCCTTGTCGAGATCGAAGTTCAGTCCGATCTGGCAACACAAGAGGACTATAGCAGTGACAAAGCCTCGGGCCACGCGGGGGCTGTTGCCGGCGTTCGTCTGACCCTGAGTGAGACCTATGACCCTGACGTCCTAACGGCTGATGTTGAGGATTCGGTCTGCGAGGTCGAGTTTGACGTTCTTGAAAGCGGAGCTGATGTCGGCACGGGTGCGGTAAGCGTCGAGGTTAGTGCAGATCATGATCTGCGGGAAGAGGCGGGTAAAGACACAGCCCTGGCTCTCGTGCGCAGCGAAGTCACCGGGATGCTGGTCGCAGAGGGTCTGAACCCTGACATTGCAGATGGTGCCGCTGCTGTTGAGATCGCAGGTGACGTGCTTGCAGTCGAGATGGGTAAGGATACACTTGCGGCTGACATTGATCAGCTCGTCAAAGCCGCTGTTGAAGCGCGCGAAAGCGGCAAAGACCTGACCGATATTACAGTCAAGCCTGTGGTGCAGGCTGAGATTGAAGGGATCGAGTACGGCTACGAGACCGCCTCGGGAAGTGTCGGCGTTGCGATCGAAACTAGCCCATTTGCTCTGACCGAGAAGCCTGATCCCGACACCGCGCGCGCCGCAATAAGGGTTGAGGTCACAGGCAATGCAGGCACGCTCGAAGAGCCATACGGCCTCGACGGCATCGGCGTCATTGCAAGCACAGGTGTAGAGACAAACCTCAAGGGCCGGGAGCATTCGAAAGACATCGCCGACATCGAGGCAATGATTGCAATCGACATCAATGTCGCAGCTCCAGAAGAAGTGGGGCTCGATGGCGCGCAGGGTTCGGCTTCGATCGAGATCGAAACCGCCGTCGCAGCGGCCGAAGAGGGTGGTGACAGCGCGCAGGGCTTCGTGCAGGCGGGTATCACCGCCTCGTTGATGGTCGAGGGCGCTACGCAGGACGATCTAAGCGCAGACGCCAATGTTATCGTGCTGTCGCGCTTCATCGCCCAAGAGCAGCCTGAGAAGGATAGATTCAGGGCTCTGATGCTCGACCTCGTGTCCCTGCACAAACGGGCCTATGTGATGCTGGGCGTGCCGGCCAAAGTGAACATCTTCGACGGCGAGCCTGTCAGTGTCGCGAACATCATCGGGCAGCCGCATGAGGCTGTGAACATCAATCGAAAGCCCGCTGCCGCGGGGAGTGGATAAGAGGGCGATATGGCCAAGCAGTATAACATCGAAGATAGCCACAAGGGCGAGATGCTGGAGATTGTAATCGCCGTCAAAAACCCCGATGGCACTGTGATCGACGACCCCACGGGGCAGACGATAACGATCACAGTCGGCCGCACGCCGAATGACAACAAGATCCTGGCCTTCAACAGCGCGGATGAGCAGGTCAACATTCTCAATGTCGATAAGGGCGAATGGTACATTAAGCTTACCGAAGAAGAGTTGGCTGGCTTGCAAGAAGACCGGGCGTATTACTACAACATCTGGTCACAAAGCGCAGCGGGCGCGCCTCGACTACAAGCCTACGGCAGACTGAAACGAAAGCCTGCAATTCAGTACATGATCTAAGCCAAAGGCCGCGTAAGCGGCCTTTTTGCTGTCAAGCACATTGTTCGGCTGCGAGTAAGTCAGCAATGAGTTACAATTGTGCCATCAGTTCTGAAGGAGAATGGCATGTCCTCACGCCGTCGTCGGGAAGCAGAAACCGCCCGCAAGATCGAAGCAGAGCAACTGGCGCGAAAGGATCAGCCTGTACGCCGAAAGAAGGCGAAACCACCCCTCAAACCGCAGACAGACGCGCAGGCCCATTACCTGAACTGCATCGAGAACTGCCGGATCACATTCGGCCTTGGCCCCGCAGGGGTTGGCAAGACATACTGCGCCGGACGGACTGCCGCCCGGATGCTCAAAGAGAAGACCGTCGAGAAGGTTGTTCTCTCCCGCCCCGCGGTAGAAGCAGGGCAACCGATGGGCTTCCTCCCGGGAGATGTCGATGAAAAGATGGCTCCCTACATCGCTGCTTACGGCCCTGCCTTCACGGATGAGTTAGGCTCGGGCAGCTTTGAGTATTATACAAGTAATAGCATAATCGAAGTTGTACCTCTTAGTTTTATGCAGGGCAGGAGCTGGGATGAACCAACGATCGTCCTTTTGGATGAGGCTCAGAACAGCACCATCTTCGAGATGAAGATGTTCCTCACAAGGCTCGGGAAGGGTGCCAAGCTGATCATCGACGGCGACCCTCGGCAAATCGCTCCAGCCCTCAATGGTCAGTCAGGACTGATTGACGGTCTAAAGCGCACCCGATACATTAAGGGGGTAGGGGTAGCACAGTTCACACATGAAGACATCGTTCGCGATCCGCTCGTGAAGGACATTCTGCTTGCCTATGGCGACTTTGAAGAGGGAACAGAAGTTGAAGCACATGATCTGCCGCAGTTCATCACTGGAGATCGACACGCGGGTTGAGCACCTGGTCAAGCACTACGGGGAGTTCCAAGGGTCCGCTTTGGACTTCCTGTCGCTTGAAGTTTACGTTTCAAGATACTGGACGAGAGAGCAAATTAAGATCGGCATCGAGCGCACGCAGCAGACGTGGTTCGACTATCGCATGATCCATCCCGCGATGCGGGTTCTGCATTTTGCACATGAATATGCCCGCGCACGGGAGCGGGCTTTCCATCATCACTACGGGCGCTCAAAGGCCCAAAGCCCCGTGAATCCTTATAGCAAGCGCAGTTTGAGAAGCGGCTCCACTGCGTTGCTGATCAACACCATGCACATCGTTGATCAGATGAAGATGCCTTACCCGCTGTTCTTCGATGCGGTGATCGAGGCGCTTTTGCAAAAGCACGGCTATACGAAAGATTGGGACAGCACGGGCTGGGCCGCTGCCGCTGACGGGGTTCCGCTCTTGGGGCATATGCGCCACGGGCAGTCTGTCATTGCCGCTCAGCGGGCCTTTGAAGAGCGCTGCCGCACCCGTATGCCGCTGCCCAAGCATCCCAGCTACCGTATGAAGAACTGGGCCGGCACTCCTGCGCAAAAGGACTGCGTTGCGTGGTTCTGCTCAGAAGCAAAGCACCGGCGCGAGACAGAGCGCCCCTATGTTCTCAAGCGCATGATCGAGGATGACTTCCTCAATGAACGCGAAGTGCTCAGACGCTTCGGGGCCGATATGGTCAAGACAATTCGGGCTATCGTTTAGCCCAGACTACAAGTCAGCAGTGAATAAAGGCGAGACATGACAGAAGAAACAGTGGAAGAGTTCGAAGCAGAGGCGACATTCGACTTCGACGAAGCATTCCAGCTCAAGGTGGCGGCTCTCTGCACGCGGGACGTAATGTTCAATGTGCGCACGAGTGGCCTGATCGAGCCAGGCTATTTCGAGAACGCAGCACATGGCACGATCGTGGGTCTGGTGAGCAATCACTATGACACCTACAAGACCGTGCCCTCGACAGTGGTGCTTGCGAAGCTGATCAAAGATGCGGTCGCATCGAAGATCATTCGCGAAGATATGCTGCCGGATGTCAAAACGGAGCTGGGCAAGATCCTCCGGGCTGATCTTAGCGATCGGGACTATGTGGTTGATCAAGTCGCAACCTTCGCCCGACATCAGGCGATCTACAACGCGATGATCAAGTCCAGCAGCTATCTGGAGAAGAATGACTTCGACCAGATTGAAGCTCAGATGGGCAAGGCGATCATGGTGGGCGCCAATGACGCAAGCGAAGCCCACGACCTTTTTCTCGACATTGAAGCCCGGGCGGAGATGCGTAAAGAGATTGCGGCGGGCACACGCAAGCGGGCCGTGACATCAGGCTATCGAGAGTTTGACGATGCCACAGCTGACGGCGGCTTCACCCGCGGCGAACTGTCAGTCCTCATGGGCCCGGCGAAAATGGGCAAATGCGTAACAGGCGACACGCTGATCATCACCGAAGACGGGATGGTGCGTATCGACGACTATCTGCCCCCTGACATGCCAACAGGCGCAATGGATGCGATCGACATCGGCATTCTGGGAAAAGACGGCGCTGAACGTGCAAGCCACATCTACAACAGCGGTGTGCGAAAGACCCGCCGGATCAGAACCCGTCGCGGCTATGAGATTGAAGGCAGTCTCAATCACCCCATGATGGTTATGACCAAAAACGGTCTCGATTGGGTCAATCTCGAAGATGTTCGCAAAGGCGATGCGATGGCTGTCCAGCGCGGGGAATTGCGTTTTGGACATCACGTTGATCTGATCCCGGCGCGCAATGCCACGTTCGATTGGATCGAATTCAGCCCAAGGCGGGGAACGCACAATCTGATCAAACTTCCCGTTGCGATGACGCCCGATTTAGCGGAGCTTCTGGGCATGATTGTTGCCGAGGGGCATGTTGCCATAAAGGACGCACTTGTCACCTTTACGCAGAAGGACGAAAGCATTCTGCGGCGATACTGCGAACTCATGCACCGACACTTTGGGCTTGAGCCGACGGTCAGCAAGGGGGATCGGGCCTTTGAGGCGCGTGTCTATAACCGCATGCTGCAAGTCTTCCTCGACAAGCTCGGACTGCCCGCGACACTCTCTGCCCAGAAGGAAATCCCAAAGAGCATCAGGCGCGCTCCCTATGGCGTTGTGAAGCGCTTTCTGGAGACTGTCATGGGTCTGGAAGGGTCTGTCGTCACAGCCCCGTCAGGCAAGCTCTCATATCATCTGACGATGGCATCGAAGGAGCTGATGCGACAGGTGCATCTGCAACTGCTCAACTTCGGCATTGTCTGCAAGATGCGGCTCAAGCCCGGGTGTGCAACAAACGGCACAGGTATCATGCGGGAATACTGGCACATCGAAGTGGCAGGGCAACACAATCTGCAACTGCTTGCGGAGATTGGGCTCTATGAGCCGCGCAAGACGAAAGCTCTGAAGGAAGGGCTGACGGGTATTGACGCAACAGCACAAGACCGCATCCCCAATGCCGCTGCAAAAGTCACCAAGATCATGCAGGAGATGATGGCGGCCGGCATTAAGCTGAAACGTGATGTGCCACCGACGCTCTGCAAACAGCTCTATGCCGTGAAATCTGGAAGACGGCACCTGAGCTATGTCATCGCCGATCAGCTGTCTGAGTTCATCGGGGATAGGGTGATGGGCGAGGGAGTCACATGGCTGCGCGATACATTGCGACAGGGCTATGCCTATGACGAGATCGTGGAGATTGTCGAGGGCGAGGCGCAGACGATGGATATCTCTGTACCTGAGACCAACAGCTTTTGGGCAAATGGCCTGATCAGTCACAACTCCTTCGGGCTATTGAATTTCGCGGTGAATGCGATCAAGGCGCGTTTCAACGTGCTGTTTATCTCGCTCGAAAACAGCGTCGAGGTGACGACCAATCGGGCAGAGGCGTATCTGTCAGGCATCCCAACCCGCGATCTGAATGATCACATCGACGAAGTGGCACAGAAGGTGCGCGCGGCTCTTGAGGGGCGCGGGACAATGAAGGTGCATCGCTTTGCGACCAACTCATTCTCCCCGCGTGACCTCAAGCGATTGATCGAGCGCTACCGCGCGCAGGGCATGCTCTTCGATATGGTCGTGATCGACTATTGGGACATTATGAAGCCGCCCATCCGCTACAAGGATGACAAGATCTCCGAAAGCCGCGAGATCGGCGTCGAGCTGCGTCAGATCGCGATGGAAGAGGACATCGCAATGCTCACAGCGGTGCAGACGAACCGCGAGGGGTACAAGGCCAAGACTGCGAAAGCTGATCACGTCGCCGAAGACTTCAACAAGGTGCGTCTCGCTGACTTCCTGTTCTCAATCAACGCGACAGATCAAGAAAAGGCCGACAAGGTTGCACGGCTCTATTTCGCTGCCGTGCGTAACGCAGAGGGCGGCTACGAGCGCACGGTGCATCAAGACTTGGCGCGCGCCACCTTCATCAAGAAGTTTGAGCCAAAGGGGTCTTACGGTGAGTGAGATTGACGATCTTCTGGAGAGCATTCTGCTTGAGGATGTGCTTGAGCGTGAGGGCATGGACTACGGCACAGGCTCGGGCAGTCGTGGCGAGCAGCTGAACATCAAGGAGTGCCCTTTCTGTGGCGGGGACGACTGGAAAGTCTATGCCAACCGCGACAGCGGCTTGGGCAACTGCTTTCACGGCTCATGCCAAGAGACGTTCAATCTCTACAAGTTCACGCGACAGGTGGTCGAGAATAGCGGCGGCGGCAGTGCCGTCGCTTATCTCAACAAGCTCGCGATGGAGATGGGTTGGCGGCCGGCAGCGCGTGAGCGGGTCGATGTCGAGACCTATGATGCAACAGATTGGGAGCTTCCGGGCGGCACGATCAAGCTGCCCGACCGCAAGGGCAACATGCTACCCTATCTCACAGAGCGCGGCGTCGATGCAGAGACAGCGGAATGGTTCGATCTGCGCTACTGCCATGATGGGTGGTACAAATACACCAAAGTCGGCGGCGAGGAGGGCTTCATGCCTTTCAAGAAGCGCGTGATCTTCCCCATTCACGACCTTGACGGCACGATGGTGAACTTTCAGGGCCGCGACATCACGGGCAAGGCAGACAGCAAATACATCTTCCCACCCAGGCTGCCCGGGACAGGGCGTTTCCTCTACAACGGACATCGCTTTGGGCGAAAGAAGCGGGCGCTGCTCTGCGAGGGCGTCATGGACGTGATCGGGGCGCATAAGGCGCTGGAGTCGCACAAAGAGATCGGCATCTTAGGCAGCTTCGGCATGCATCTGTCGTCGGGTGATGATGGCAATGATCAGATGTCGCGCTTTCTGGAGCTGAAGGCGAGGGGTCTCGAAGAAGTGACGATCATGTGGGATGGCGAGAGGAAAGCCTACAAGGCAGCTGTGAAAGCCGCACGCACCCTCTGCGGCATAGGGATCAAGGGAAAGGTCGCGATGCTGCCTGCGGGCAAAGACCCCGGCGAAGCGCGGGCTGCCGAGATTATCAGCGCCTATGAGAAGGCGGTCTCAGCGAGCGGTAGCGGGGGCTTGGCGCTGACTTTGAAATGCCCGTATAAGTAAGTCACTATTGATCTACCTGCTATCGTGTTCTACGAATGATTCGAGAGACGAGGGGAAGACGATGATGGAAATGCTGCCGCCGAGAGCTGAGGGGCTGGTCAAGAGCATGCTTGAGAGTGCCAAGAGGCAGATCGAGCGTAATCTCACCGATATGTACGGTACAGTCCCGCCCATCACGGACAGTCACACGGTAAGAGCGACGCTCACGAACGACACGGCGGGAATGAGAAAGAGACTGAACCTCTCGGCTGAGGTTCACTTCCGGATCGAACAGCATCGCACTGAAATGGAGCCTCTCGCGCTCGCTGATTCCGACCGTCTTCGTCCTGTATCCCCTGTAATAAAGACAGAAACGCTCTCGTCCTACACCTGTGACTTCGCATTGGAAGTCTGGCTCGATGACATGGAGATCGCGTCAAGCGAAGGCATGGCATGGAATAAGGTGATGGAGAGCATGGAGGTTAAACTTCATCAGATCGAAGGCGAAATCGTACCCACTGCCAGTGATGATTTGAGAAGCGAGAAAACAGCCCACCACAAACTCGGTAGGACACAAGAGACTGTTGCCCCACCAAGACCCAAAGCGCATTCTAAACCCACAGCAAAGAAGAGCGCCCCTAAAGTGACCCACGACGAGGGTTTCGGCGCGTGGTGAGGGAGAAGTCAGCAGTGACGAACCACTATACATTCGATTGCCCTGTGACACAGAGCGCAGCGAAGCTGGAGGATTGTGAACGCCGGCATAATGCCGCGATGCAGGGCAAGCACAGCGAAATCGAGCCGAAGATATGCGCGGTCGCGCATCAATGCTGGATGTGCCCGGTACGCAATGCCTTTCGCGTGGGCGGCCCGTGGAGCAAGCCTGGCAGCAAGCCGCATTGGGACAGCCCTCGGGAGGGGGTCGCCAAGCTGCCGTCGCAGATCACGGGTTACGCCCTGCGGCATACGCTGCCCAATGAGAACGACTATCGCCGCGCGGGTATCTTCGAGGGGCCGATCTACAACGATCACCTGATGAAGCTGCAAGGGGTCGCGGCGTCAGCGGCGCCCAAGCCCCAGCCCAAGGCGAGCAAGCCCGCGCCCAAGCGTAAAGCGAAGCCCAAGAGCAACCTTGATGCGCTCGATCAGGTCGAGACGAACAGCATGAGCAAAGCGGTCACAGAAGCCGTTGCAGCTGAGAAGGCAAAGCCCAAAGCCGCCCCGCAGCCAAAGCTCAAGGCAGAGAAGCCCGCGGCCCCGGGCAAGAAACTGTCGCTCGCGGAGCGCGCCAAACTGATGAAGCAAAGGAAGTCGGCATGAGCATCGGGGAATTTCTGAACAACTGGCGCGATCGCGTGCGGCGTCTCGATCAGAAGCATTACGGCAAGCGCGAAGTCGAGGAGATGCTCAACAACGCTATTTCCAAGCTCGAAGACGCTGGCGTGCCCGACATGTCTGAGACATGCCGCGGACCCATTCAGATCGAGACGCTCAGACGCGGAGATGTGTTCATTCACAAGCTGATCGGCGGCAAAGTGCGCCCGTGGATCGTGCTGAAGGACAAAGGTGAGTTCGTCATCGCGGTGTCGATGTCGTCCAGCGAATGCATTCCCGGCGCCATTAAGTCGAAGTGCCGGCTCTGGCCGAACTCCTGGATCACCCCGACGATCACCACAGTGAGCAAGGAGTTCGCCCTGAAAGAGGTGACGCGACCTTACACAGATCACGCGCATTTGGAGAAGATCGAGCAGGACATCATGCGGACATTTGAGCCGCAGCGTATCACGTCCATCGCTCAAATTCTCCAGCGCATGAGACCAGCAGGGGGCGAAGGCCCTGTTGTAACCCAACCATGAACAGAGGAATGATTCACCAATGACTGACCGAATTTCGGACATCATCGACGAGCTGAATGCCAATAACGGCACCAACTACAAGATGGACGTGCTCAAGAAGCACAAGGACAACACGTTGCTCCAGCGCGTGTTGAAGATGACCTACGACAAGGCGACATTCACATACGGCGTCTCCCTGCGCTCGATCGGCAATGTCGAAGAGGCCAAGGGCGTGATGACGCTCGAAGAGGCGCTCGACATCCTCGAATGGGAGCTTTCGACCCGTGAAGTGACGGGCAACTCTGCCATTGAGCGCCTGCAAGGCGTCGCCGAAGCCCTCGACCTTTGGGATCAGGGCGTCTTCTTGAAGGTCATCAACCGCGATCTGCGCATCAACATGGGCCGCAGCAACATCAACAAGGTGTTCAAGGGCCTGATCGTGAAGCCGATCTACATGCGCTGCGGCGTCTACAACGAGAAGACGGCGAAGAAGTTCAACCCCGAAGGCGCCTTCGTGCAGCTGAAGGCAGATGGCACCTATCGTGAGTTCCTGGTCGAGAACGGCAAGGTTAACTGCGTCTCCCGGCAGGGTGAAGAATACATCTATCCTGAGATCGAAGAGGCGCTGCGCGAAACAGGCGTCGATGCCGCCTTCTTTGGCGAGCTGACCGTCTATCGCGACGGCAAGCTGCTCGATCGTGCCACGGGCAACGGCATTCTGCGCAAGAATGAAATCCCCGATGACTGCAAGGTCGTCTTCGATTGCTGGGACGTGGTCTCGCTCAAGGAATACAACAACGCCATCAACAAGGTGAAGGGTACAACGCCCTATGTAAACCGTTGGACGGTGGTACAGAAGCTGTTCCCCGACCACACGCATGACCCCTGCGCATCTGGCGCGACCCCTGTGCGTGCCATCGAGTGCATTGAGGTCAACGACATGAGCGAGGCCCTCAAGTTCACCGCAGAGGTGATGAACCGCGGGCTTGAAGGCACGATCATCAAAGAGCGCAATGCGATCTTCCGCGATGGCACGAACCCGAGCCAGCTCAAGCTCAAGCTGGAGATTGACGTGGATGTGCGCATCACGGGCTTTCACGAAGGCACGCCAGGCACAGTGCGTGAGAAGACCTTCGGCGCCATGACTTTCGAGACAGATGACGGGCAGATCAAGGGCCGCACATCGGGCTTCAACAACGCGCAGCTGGAAGACTTCAACAGCCGCCGCGAGGAGCTGATCGGACAGATCATGACAGTGACCTGCAACGACATCACCAAGGGCCGTGACAACGACTATTACGCGCTCAGTCACCCGCGCTTTGTGGAGATCCGCACAGACAAGTCGGAGACAGACACACTGGAGCGCGCACTCGACACCAAAGCGATGGCGATGATGGTCGATAAGCAAGCAGAGGCTGCGTAAGCGCCTGCTATAATAAGCATACTCGGGCAGCCCTTTCTCTCGTTCTCCTGCCCGAGACCAGCGCGCCCGATCCTTCCCCTCACCCCAATCGGGCGCGCGCCTTAACTCCCAAAGAGAAAGCCATGTCAGATCAAGACACCTTCAAATCCGTCTCTGTAGCAGCCCTTCGCTACATGCACGCCATGATCGCCAAAAACGCGCTTGAGGACGATGATCTGCTCCCCGTCTTCGCTGAGATGGACGCGCAACTTGCGGAATACGAGGCCACCCGGCCCAAGGACAGCGCCATCGAGCGCGCCCGGGCCAAGCTGCGCATGAAGAGGTCAGCATGAGCGCGCGGGACCATGAGTGCCCGCGCTGCCATGACGACGCATACAGCCCCGGTGAGGGGTGCTGCTACAACTGCGGCTATGAGCTCCACGGATGGCTCAAAGACCTAATCCCCGCCTTGTTGCTGGTTCTGCTGGGCGGGTTTGCATTCAGCATTGCAATCAACTGGACATTCAAATGACCCCGAAACAATCACTGATCATCGAGGCCCTGCGCTTCGCAAACTGGGCGGCAGGGCAGGGGATCGTCCCTGACGACGACCAAGATGTCACCGCGCCCGAAGACTTCCTGATGCAGTACAGCAAGGAGACAGGCGACGAAGATTGGGAGACCTTTGCCGAGCGCATTGGCGGAAACCTACATATCGCCGGCATTGAGAGCATGACGCTTGAGGAGCTGGAGCAAGAGCGAGAGGCTTGGCTGAAGGTCTGCCGAATGCCTGTTGGGCCAGATGGCCCCGGCAACGACGCGCGTCGCGCCGCAGGCAACTCCTTCGATCTGCTCGATGCGTTTGTCTACCGCCGCAAGATGGAAGCGGGGTTGATATGAGCGATGGCAAGTTCAGCTGCCCCGACTGCGGCAGCGAAAACGCAGTCTCGAAGGCGACGGCATGGGATGCCCGCGCGGAAATCCCGCCCCAGGTCAAAGACAACCTTGAGCGTCTGGTGCACATCGAGGTGGTGGCCCGCATACTGATTGACGACAGTCCGAAGACGCCCGATGAAGAGACGGTAACCGTCACAGTGCGCAAAGACCTTCTCGAAAAGCTGGCAGCAGCCATGGGAATGACGCTATAAAGCCACCCGCTCCAGCTGAGCCCTTCGGAAAGCCAAATCCCCACCCGAGCCATAACGCTCCCTGCCCAAGGCGTGACCTAGAAAGTCACGCCTTAGTCGTTCGTCGATACTGGCTTCGAGCATGCGGTCTTCGAAGCTATGGCGCAGACAGTAGAGCGAATGCTTCTCCGTCTCCATCAGATCATTCTCCCGCAGATACTTGTTGATCGTCGCGCTTACGGTAGACGAGCGATCAAAGTACCGCGGGAAGCCCTGTGGGAACGCCCTCAGAGCGTCTAAGGACACGCCCGTGAGGGGTATGACCCTTTCAGCGCTGGATGTCTTCACAGCCCGCTTAAATTCACCCTCTGAGCGCGCCTTAATCTCGATGAAGGGGACTTTCCCGCCCAAGTGAATGTCTTCCGCAATCAACGCACCCGCTTCGCTGGGTCGAACCCCTGTGTTGATCATCAGATGCACGACAGCCCGCGCTTCGGAGTTCAGGCCCGACAGGTGATTGCCCTTGATCAAGGTGCGCTTGATCCACTCCGTAGAGAAGGGCTTGCGCACGCCATCTTTCGCGCCTTTGAAGGCCCAGCCTGAAAGCGGCAGATCAAGATCGAGGCGTTTCATCTGATTGACCCTGCGCAGCACGGTCCCGAGGTTCTTCATCTCCTTGTTCGCGGTGCCCGGAAGAATGTGCCCCTCCTGAATGCGCTGACCGTAGAACTCCCGCAGCTCCAGCATGTGATCTGCCGACATGTGTTGAAGCTCGATGTCGCCAGCGACCTCAATGAAGCCTTTGAAAGCGCGCTTGAAGTTGTTGTGGCGCACCCTGAGCTGATTGCGGGATCGGTTGTTATCCTCTTCTCGGGTGAGTTCAAAGAAGATCTCCAGGGCCTCGCTCATGCGAATGCCGGGCTTCTTGATGGCGCCGAGAAACGCCCGCGTGCGCCTTGGGTCCATCTCGCCTTCAGTGTTCAAGGTTTTGGTGAACCGCTCGTAGATGTCCTTCAGCGGAAGCTGAGCAACCTCATCAGCGTGAAGAAACTGCATCCCAGCCGCGGCCGCCAGCTCCTGCGCTGCCTCATAGCGCACCTTGGCAACATCCGTCTCTCCACGCACCATCGCCTCCCACATGCCGATCTGCTGTTGCCAGACCTGGGCGGCTTTGATGTTGGCGACTTCGAGACTGTCCGTCTTGAGACTGATCTTGATTTCCCGACGCTCCTCGACCTCGGCATACCGCTTGGGCACCCGGCGACGGAGCATATAGGTTTTGTTGCGCATGAAGATTGGCATTGATTCCCTCTCGATGGCAATTTGCCAGAGAAAGAACTGCCGGGGAACCCACGAGAAGATCGTGTGTACCTAATTGTGTACCAAAATGTGTACCAAATGGACACAGGGTCCGAAGTGCAAAAGGCTGCTATGACCTGTTTATTAAGTCTTTTCAGTATCTTGCAGGAGAAGCAGACAAAGACATGTGGCAGCCCGTAGGGGAATCTACGCCAACATGTACGGGCTGCTAACCAGTTGTTTTTAGTAGGTATTCAGCTCTTGCATTTGTTCCTGTGTCCCGTTTTGTGTACCAAAATGTGTACCAGAAATGACGGTCACGGCGGGGTAATTAGGCCACTATAGCGGCAGCTGCCGCGACCGACGAGTCAGCCGCGGCACAAGTCATGCTACGCGACCCTTTCACAAAGCTCTCGTCCTTGGACGCACGATGCTGACGGATCAGCTCTCGCTCTTCCTCGTTGAGGCTCTCTGTTTCAAAGTTCCTCATGAGAACTTCCCAGACTTCCGGGTAGTAGTCTTGCATAACCACACGGAGCATGTGTTTCTCGTCTACGCCACAAGCTTTGGCTAAAACGGGAATCTTGTTGATTGGAACTTTGGTAATGCCGGTTTTCATCATGCTGATCACGTTGGGCTTGTCGTAGCCCGCCATAGTGGCGATCTCACGCTGTGTCAGCGGTGACATTTCGATGGCGCGGGAGATATACTCATGCGCTGTCACATTCTTTGCCATCTGCTTCTCCTGTTCGTTTCGGTCGTAAGCTACATTCGCATGTTAGCAGGCAGAACATCTAAAACTCGTTACCTTCGGATGTTGCGCGTTTTTACGCTATAGCCTTTTAGTCATATCGTCAAAGTAAGTTGCTGTGATCGGCGGATGTTTCACCCCTCTGTTACATAAGCAAGATTTGAGCCTGATGCATTTTGATCTTGCTCTGCCACAAAGCTGTTGCGATGTTGTTGCAAGTCAATACTGAGTGAGGGACTATGAACAGGATCGACATCACCCGGGCCGCAATCGTCAAAGTGACGCAGATGCTGGCAGGGCAGAATGTGAAGGTGACGCAGCGCGGGGATCAGGCGTTCGTGCTTTGGAATAAGAAGACCCATGAGGTCGAGCGCGTAAACATTCCCCATCTGCCCGACAATGCGTCTGAGGAGCTGCTCGATGCTGTGCAGGGCTTCCTCGATCACGAGGTCGCGCATGTGCTTTTCACAGACCCCAAAGCACGGGTGGATGACAAAGAGCCCAACGCCAAGAAGATCGACAAGATCCACAACATCGTCGAAGACTGTTGGATCGAGCCGAAGATGGTCGAGGCCTATCGCGGGTCGGCTGTAAACCTGTCGAGCGTGCGGCGTGTTGTCTTTCAAAAGCGCATCGGGGAGAAGGTTGCACAGCACCTGCTTATGCGGGGCGGCAGAATGTCTGAGGCCGAAGCTGTGGGGCTGTTGCTTGTGCCGATGATGCGCGCCCTGGCGGGGCATGAGGAATGCATCGAGTTCATGGACGAGGGTGACAAGTGGCAGTTCTTCCCGACGATCTTGCCGCAGCTCAAGCCCTATTACGGCGATGCAGTCGCAGCCTGCGAAAACAGCTATGACACCCTAACACTGGCGCGCCGCGTTTTCGACGAAATCACGGAGACATCAAGCATGCCCGAGCCTGAAGATCAGGATGAAGGCGAAGGCGCCTCTGATCCCGATCCCGATGCTGATCAAGAAGGCGAGGGCGAAGGCGGCGACGAAGAGGGCGAGGGCGAAGGTAAAGACAGCGACGGTGAAGATGCAGACGGCGACGACAGCGACGGCGAAGGCAAAGGTAAGGGCAAAGGCGAAGAGAGCGAGGGCGACGAGGGCAAGGGTAAAGGCAAAGCTGAGCTAGGCCCGGGCGAAGAGCGTGACAAAGGCGCAGCTGACAAAATCAAGGATGCCCTTGATGACGTTGATGATTTTGAGGACATCGCCAAAGAAGAGATCGAAGGTGAACTCAAGAAGGACATTCGCGATGCTGATGGCTGGGCCATCTTCACGAGCGACTTCGATCGCGTGGAAAAGTATCAGGTTTCATCGCGCTTCACCCCAGTATGGCTGAGCGATCTGCAAAACAGTGTCGGCACTCAGATCGGCCCAATGCAGAAGTCGCTGGAGCGTATGCTGATGGCTCAGAAGCGCTCGCACTATGAGCCTGGGCGCAAGACGGGTCGCCTGAACCCTTCGGCACTTCATCGCCTGGGAACGGGGGATGGTCGCGTCTTCCGCAAGAAGCATACCACCCGCATGAAGAACACCGCCGTACAGCTCGTGGTCGACTGCTCAGGGTCGATGGTCTACGCCGGGGGCGGGCAGCGTCTCAAGCTTGCCTTCGAGAGCGCCTACGGGCTTGCTATGACCCTGGAGCGCTGCCGCATCCCCGTGCAGGTCTCGGGGTACACCACCTATGACATTCCCTCCGAGATGAAGAAGGAAATGAAAGAGGCAGAGCAACGCCTCGGGATCAGATACATTGGGCAGTATGACGTGAACCTGATGCTGCTGTTCAAGACATGGCAGGAGCGCATGAACTCCCAGGTCACAAGCCGCTTTGCCGACATGCGCCACGACCCGAATGGTCTCGTTGCGGAGAATATCGATCCTATCGCAATCGAATGGGCGGCGCGCGATCTGATGCGACGGCAAGAAGAGCGCAAGGTGATGATGGTTCTGTCTGACGGATTCCCTGCCTTCAAGGGTGGCAATATCTACCCTGCCCATACCCGTCTGAAGGAGGTCGTGAAGGAATGCGAGCGCGCCGGGATTGAGACTGTCGGGATCGGCATTCAGACGAACGTAGGCGATTTCTACCCCAAGAACACGGTAGTCCGCGATGTTGAAAGCCTTGGGAGTACGATGATGCAGGAGATGCGCAAGATACTCCTGCGCTGATCTTTTACAAACCTAGAGACAAGTCAGCTTTGACTTACCTATTACTCCCCTCTATCAAGGGGGCAGGGAAACGAGAGAGTGAAAGAACGCAATGACCATTAAATGTGCAATCTGCGACGAAGAGACCCATGTGATCAAACGTCACTTAGAGGAAAGTCACCCCGACATTAGCGTCGAGGAGTATGTCGCGAAGTACCCCAATGAGCCTCTTCTGAGCCCAAGAGCGCAAGAGGTTCTGGAAGAAAAGAAGAAGGAACGCGAAAAAGCGGTTCAAAGATCTTTGTTGGCTGATGTTAAGCCTCTTTCTGCAAAGAAACTGGCATTTCACGAAACATTCCAAATCCCCAAAGACACTCCCGGTGCTTTGTCGAGCGTTGGGTCAAAGCCGATCCCAATTGCTGTTTATGAGCAGGCGCCCGAGGGGTATGAAGACCTCATTCCAGATATTGATCCGGGCTATATCTTTCACGTCGATAGCCTAAAAACTTTGCTGATCGGGCTGGAAAACAACATTCCCACCTATCTCGTCGGACATGCTGGCACGGGTAAGTCGTCTTTGGTCGAACAAGCATCTGCTTTCACCAAACGCGCATGCCTGCGCATTCAGCACACGGTCAACACCGAAGAAGCCCACATCCTCGGGCAGTACACTGCCCCCAACGGCAAGACAGTGTGGGAGCCGGGGCCCTTGCAGTTGGCGATGAAGTTCGGGCTGACCTATCTCGCCGACGAATACGATCGGGGCATGCCGCAGGTGCTGTCTGTGTATCAGCCTGTGCTTGAAGGCAAAGCGCTCGTCACCAAAGAAGCCCCGCCCGAATGGCGCATCATCAAGCCGCACCCTGACTTCCGCTTCGTTGCAACAGGCAACACCAACGGGTCGGGCGACGAGACGGGCCTGTATCCTTCGACAGCGATTCAGGACTACGCCAACTTCGAGCGCTTCAACCTGATGATCGAAATCGACTGGATGCCCGAGAAGCAAGAGATTGCGGTTGTGGCAGCTCAGGCGAAGATCCGTAAGGAGTTCGCTGAGAAGCTTGTGGTCTTTGCCCGCAAGATCAGGGAGCAGGTCGCATCGGGGCAGATGAACTCACCAATCTCCCCTCGGGCTTTGATCGCCGCGGGCAAGATCGGCTTCAAGATGGGGTCTTTCCAGAAGGGCATTGCTTTCGCCTATCTCAATCGTCTCAACAGCGTCGATAAAGAGGCGGGTTCGAAGGTTGCACAGCGCATCTTCTCGGACTGAGGTCGTGATGTATCAGATCGCCGACTATGAAAAGATGATCTACAAGATGGCGCACCGTGCAGGGCGCCGTCTTACCGCCGCAGGGATCAGCATCGACATCGAGGAGATAGCTCAAGAGGGCCGTCTCATCTTCTCTCGGGCCACTCAGAAGTACGACCCCAACAAAGCCGCCAAGTTCTCGACCTATCTCTATGGGGCCTTGAACAACAGTCTGAACCGCTTTTGCGACCAGCAAAGCGATGCCCATGTGCCGGGCGTCTCACTGACCGACACAATGGGTGATGACGGGTCATCCTACAGCGATGTCATCGCCGACGAGAATGCCAAAGACCCCGTGGCCCTGATCGAAGCGCGAGAGCAGGCGATGGAGAACCTCAAGTGCTTCGACATCGAGGCCCGCAGGGTGCTGGTTGCCCTGATGGCCCCGAGCGAGGCGCTGCGCAATGAAGTGAAGCGCATGCAGGCATTCAAGCAAGAGGCTGCGCGCCGCGGGTACGCTGCCCCGCGCGTCACCTTCGGGGTCGAGGCGATCATGATGGTCATGGGCTACGACGACGACACAAAGCGCAAGGTGCGCAAGGACATCAAGACATTCATGGCAGAGCAATGACAAACACCGCAAAGCTATCAACAGCCCCCGGATGCATCGGAAGCCCGACAATGCGTGCAATGGAGCATCCCATGTGCACCACATGCGTTTTCCGCACAGCTTGCGCCAAGCTAACAGGTTACTACCAAAAGCAGCTGGTCGAAGTGGTGGGTGAAAACGGCATCCACAAACCCGCCCGGAAGCGTGACATTTCACCCACGGATCAGATCGCCCCGAGGATCAGCGGGGAAGAACTTTCGGAGAAAACGACTTTATTTCTCAAGGACTTGCAGTCTCTAGGGTATAATAAGAAAGAGCTTAATGATCTTCTAAAGACTAAGGGGCGCGGAGGCACTGAGAGTAGGAAGTTCCCGTGGCTTTTACCTGCGATCAAGGAGATCAGCTCGGGGTGTACGACAGCCGACATTCGTAAGGTGATCAACGCTCACGGCATCAAGGGAACGATGGCTGCATCCCGGGCCTCACAGTTCATCAAAGTGCTCTGCCACTACGGGCTGGTGCGGGATGACGAGGCGACATCGAAATACGTTCCGACGACAGGAGAAATCACATGAAGCTAGCTGCGGACATCAAGACCCATTTCAGTGTCGGGGAGGCGTTGCTAACCCCCGAGGAGGGTGCCGAGCTTTGCGCCCAAGCGGGATATGAGGCGGCCGCCATCGTCGATACGATGACAATCTCGGCAATGCCTGACTTCACGAAGGCATGCGACAAGAACGGGATCAAGCCGATCATCGGGGTACGCCTCAAGATCGTCCCCACGCTTGAGCAGGAGAAGAAGCAACCCACCTGCTATCCCGTCCTCTACATTCTGAGCAGCGAGGGCTTCAAGGTCGTCACGAAGCTCTTGTCGCTGGCGAATGACGAGGAGCATTTCTACTACGTCCCGCGCCTGACTTGGGATGATGTGATCAACGCCCTAGAGGGCGCTGAAGGACATGTCGCATTCGCGACAGGGGCGCTCTACAGTGCGCTCCGCGACCCTGACATTGGGGCAGTATTAGCCCGCGTTGCAAACGCGCTAGGGCGCGCGCATACATACATCTCCGTCACGCCCTGTCACTCTGCGGTATGGGATCGTCAGGCAGTCGAGGGCTATGAATGGGCGGCGAAGTACAATCTACCCATCCTGCTCAAGCGCCCCATGATCTTCGCCGAGAGTGATCAATGGGATCGTCTCGGCACGATGGGGGCGATTGCGACCAACAAGAAACACACAGGCTCGTTCTCTGCATGGGTGAAGGACTATCACCCCGAACCCGCAGGCACGCTGATGGGTGATGCGGTCAAGCAATTCAAGCGCCTGCAAAGTCTCTATGGCATGACAGCGGGTGGTGATCTGCTGAAGGCAGCGACAGGCAATTGGGCGACGCTCTGCGATGCGGTGACGTTCAAATGGTCAAAGCTCGATGTCTCACTGCCCCGCATGGCGGAAGACGAGAATGAAGCCCTCAAGAAGGCAGCTGTGGAAGGGCTGCGCATGCGCTTCGAGACAGGCACCTTCGGCAACAAGCAAGCGACATCGGCGAAAGACTACGCAGAGCGCCTGAAGTATGAGCTGGGCGTCGTCATGGAGATGGGCTTTGCCAACTACTTCCTGCTCGTGCGCGAGATCACCAGCTACTGCAAGGAAGTGGGCATCATGGTCGGGCCGGGGCGGGGCTCTGTCGGCGGGTCGCTGCTGTCTTATGTGCTGGGCATCACAGATGTGGACCCGCTGCGCTTCGATCTGATCTTCGAGCGCTTCCTGAACCCTGAACGGATCGACCTTCCCGATATCGACCTCGACTTCATGTCAACACGCCGGCACGAGGTGCTCGAAGAGCTGGTGCGTCGCTACGGGCAAGACCACGTTGCGAACATCTCCAACTATACCTCGCTGCAATCGCGGGCCGCCATTCAAGACGTGGCGCGTATCCTCGATCTGCCCATGCAGTACCGCGGCGTCTCGAAAACGATCCCCGAAGAGCAGGGCACGGCTGTGCCGCTTGAGCGGGCAATCGAGGAGATCCAAGAGGTCAAAGACTTCGCGAAGGACAACCCTCGGGCCTGGGAGCTTGCCTGTGCGCTTGAAGGGCGCATGCGGTCCCTATCGAAACACGCCGCGGGCGTTGTTGTGGCGGGCGAGCCTTTGATCAATCGTGCCGTTGTCGAGCGACGCTCAGGCGAGCCCACGGTCAATTGGGATAAGCGCGTCGTCGAGGATATGGGCCTCATCAAGATCGACATCTTGGGCCTATCGACACTCGACCTCATTCAATACGCCTTGAACAAGATCAGGGCGCGAGGGCGAGAGGTGCCTGATCTGACGAACATTCCACTGGACGATGCGACAGTGCTGGAGAACTTCGGCAAGGGTAAGACTGTCGGCGTGTTCCAGTTTGAATCGGGCGGGATGCAAAAGCTGCTGAAAAGCATGGCGCAGCTCGACCCGCTGACCTTCGATGATCTTGCCGCTGCAACAGCCCTCTACCGCCCGGGGCCGATGGAGTCGGGTCTGATGGATGAGTATGTGCAGATTAAGCAAGGTTCGATGCGCCCACACTATGACCACCCCTCGATGCGCCCGGCGCTAGAGGAGACGATGGGCGTCATGGTCTATCAGGAGCAAGTCATGCGCGTCTCGCGTGACCTTGCGGGCTTCACAGGCCCAGAAGCTGACCACCTGCGTAAAGCGATTGGTAAGAAAGACCGCGAGAAGATGGCGACGATGGGCGATCAGTTCATTCAAGGCGCTGTCAAAGCAGGCATGATCGAGAATGACGCGAAGGAGCTATGGGACAAGATCGTCCTCTTCGCGGGCTACTCCTTCAACAAGTCGCACTCGGTCGAATACTCGCTGATCTCCTATCAGACGATGTGGCTCAAGACCTACTTCCCGCTGGAGTTCTATGCAGCCGCCATGACGATCGCCAAGAGCGACAAGATGCCAAGTCTGCTGCGCGATGCGCAAAAGTCAGGCATCATCGTTGCCCCGCCTGATGTGAACGTCTCGACAGCCGAGTTTGAGATTGCCGATGAAGGCACGTTGGTCGCGCCCCTGTCGGCACTCAAAGGGCTGTCTGAGAAGGGGACCAATCTGATCATCGAGGAGCGCAAGAAGGGGCCGTACAAGAGCATTGAGGACTTCACTGCCCGTCTGCCTGCGCGCAACGTCAACAAGACTGTGCGGGGCAATCTGGAGCTTGTGGGGGCATTCGCCAACATCGACAAGGAAAGCCCCGCAGCGACAGACATTCGACGCCGTGAAGATCAGCTGGTGCTCATGCCCGATGTCATGCTCGGCGGGACAGTCGTGACGCGCGACATTCCCAAAGACAAGAGCACAAAGGAGCTGTTGCTGGGCGTTCTCAACGACCCTGAGATACGCTCCAAGCCCGCTTTTGAGGGCAAGCCCTTCGTTGCCCCGCGCATGGGCAGAGCGCCCAAGTTCATGGCGGTCTTCGATGGCCCCACAGCGTCTGACCTCAAAAGCAAGAAGGGCCAGTTCACATCAGGCAATGCCTTCGAGACCCTTGCGGAGATCTTGGAAGCCCACGGGCTGTCCGTGCAAGACGGCTATTGGACGGGTCTGAACAAGGTGCCCAAGGAGGGTGACGAGAAGTTCTACACGGGCGCGCAGATCGCCGCGAACAGCCTCATTCTCAAGAAGGAGATGATCTTGCTCAAGCCCCAGGTGATCTTGACGCTCGGGACTGCGGCGATGCGCTTCTTTGACCCCAAGATCAAAGGCGGCTGCCAGGACAACGCGGGCAAAATCTCCTACGTCAAGGAGACGGAACCCGGCGCCGGGAATGACTACAACCTCGTGATCGGGATTACGCCTGGTATGCTGTACTTCGACCCATCACGGGCTGAGCTGCTGGAAGCAGCTGTCGGAACAGTCGCTGAGATGGTGCTGTAAACAAGCTGTGGCAGCACGTCTCATTTGTGTTGCCACAACAGTCAGTGTTGACTAATAAAGAACCCCCAGACAAAGGAGAACAGGATGGGTGAGAAACTGGAAGTGAAACGCTTCGTAGAGCCGGAGCAGCTGCGCGACGACACCACCTTCACAGAGGCGGGTCTCAACGAGGCGATGCTCGAACAGGCGTCTTTGGTTGCATACTACGGCACGCTTGCGGGCGAGGCACAGTACCAGCTCGATCGGTTCAAGCAACTGCTCGACATCAAAGAGGCCCAGCTGGCCCGAGACATTCGCGACGAGGCGGAGTTCGAAGGCAAGAAGCTGACCGAAAAGCAGCTGGAGCAGAAGCTTACGCTGAACATGGACATCATTGGGCATCGCAAGGCGGTCAATGAATCCAAGCAGGTCTATGAGGTCATTCGCAATGCGCTTGAAGCCCTGCGTCAGCGTAAGGACATGATCATTCAGATCGGCGTGCGGCACCGCACTGAGCTGGAAACCCAAGGTCGCATCACCATGGGTGAAGATCGTCAGAAGCAACGCGATGCCGAAGGCAAGGCCCGGGTCAAAGACGTAACGAGTGGCTTGTCGTCCTGATATAAATAAGTCAGGACTTAGTTACTTTTCCCGTGAAGGATGTGACTCATCCTGATATAATGGGTGGGTCACTGGGGCACTGCTGAAAATAGCGACAGCCCTAAACAAAGAAACGCCGAGAAGCGAAGGAACGCAAAATGGCTACCAAACTCGAAGACATCATCAAGAAGACCAAAGAACGCGCGAACAAGGACTTCAAAGACCGCCCCGTGCGCCCGCCAGAGGGCAAGTCGATCTGGCGCATCCTGCCGGGCTGGAACTCCAAAGACCCGATGGTCTTCTTCCACGCTTTTGGGCAGCATTACATCAAGAACACCGAAGGCAAGATCCGTGCAGTCATCGGCTGTAACGATCGCACCTATGACAAATCCTGCGAAATCTGCGATATGATCAGCGACGCCATCAAGTCGGCGCCGGATGATGAAACCCGCAAGGCGATCAAAGACATGCAGGGCGGGCAGACGTACCTTGTGAACGCTGTTCAGGTGGACAAAGACAAGACCAAGCCCGTCTTGCTCCAGTTCTCCAAGAAGCTCTTCGAAGGCTCGCTGATGGACGCGCTGTCTGAATACGGTGCTGAGATGCTCGACCTCAAAGAAGGCAACGACATCATCATCACCCGTGAAGGCAAGGGGCTTGATACCAAGTACACCCTGACCGTTCGTTCGCAGGCGAAATCGACACCCATCGACGACTCCGTGTTCTCGCAGGTCATCGACCTGGACGAATACGTCAAGGACGACATGGAATCTCAGAAGCAGAAGGCGATCGAAGCCATCGGCGGGCATTTGGGCGAACTGCCCAGCGTCACAGGCGGCTACGGCGGCCCCGGTACTTCGGGTGCGTTGGAAGACAAGACTGTCAAAGGTCTTGGCGATGACGACGATGAAGATGAAGGGATCGACGACAGCCTGGGCGGGTACGATGGCGACACCATCGACGGGACCGCTGATGAGGTGAAAGAGCCCGACGAGAAAGAGAAGGCGAAAGCCGAGTCGACTTTCAACGACGACATCAAAGACGAGGACTTGGACGCCATCTTGGCCCAAATCTAACCGTCAGTAATTCCGTCAAGTGGCATTCCCATTGACGGAACCCGCGCAGGCAAGTGCCCACATGGCTCCGACCCAGCTTGCCTGCGCACCCTTATCCCGTTGAAAGGACAGAACATGCGACACACCCTCCTTGTGGATGGGAACAGCATTGGTCACGCTGCCCAAAACTCCAACCCGCTCAAGAGCGGGGAGCAAGAGACCCAAGCCGTTTTCGGCACCCTTCGCACCCTTCATGCCATGACAAAAGCCGCCCCCACCCGTGGTGCGCGCATCATCGTCTTTTGGGACGGCGAAAGCTGGCGGAAGAGCGAGAACCCCGAATACAAAGCCAATCGCGACGACGACCCCGAGCAGGCCCGGAACCGCGAAAGCTACAAGCAACAGCGCCCCTTCATCACCCGCTCGCTCGCCTATTTGGGCATCACGCAGGTTTCGGCCGCCAATCTCGAAGCGGACGATCTGATCGCCTCTGTTGTGCGTGAGAACCAGGGCCGCAACGTCATGACGATCATCTCCGGCGACAGAGACCTCTGGCAGCTCGTCGGGCCGAATGTGCGCTGGCACAACCCGATCAACTACAAGCACAACGCGCCGAAGGTGCGCACCCTGCGCCACGAAGACTTTCACGACAGCACCCAATACGGCAGCCCAATGGCGTTCCTCGAAGGCAAGGCCCTGATGGGCGACGCCTCTGACAACATCGCGGGCGTGGGCGGCATTGGTGAGAAGGGCGCAATTAACCTGCTCGATCACTGGGGCAGCGTGAAGAACATGATCA